ATGCCACCGGGAGCGGCGGCGGACCCCCTCGGGGGGGCTCCCCCACCCCCTCTGACCTGCGGAAACGCGGTGGCACCCCGTCTGACCTGCGCATATGCGACCTCGTGCGGGTTGCCGGGGTGGGGGTCAGAGGTGGACGGCGTCGCTGGTCCAGGTGTCGCGGGTGCCTGTGCGCCAGGCGACGCGGCCTGGGCGTCTGCGTCCTGGTGGGTGGGCGACTGATTCGGTGTCGGCGTGGTCGACGAGTGATGGGTTGGTGTAGGCGACGGTGTGGCGTTCGGCCCATGTGCTGATGGCTCGGTCGATGGATGTGCGGGGCGGCAGGCTGTTGAGCATGTCGGGCACTTGGTTGGTGTGGATGGCGACTGCTACTGCGTGGAGGAGTCGTGGTGCGAGGATCCAGCATGCGGGGGTGTTGATGGTTGCTTCGATACGGTGCTGGTATGCGTATGGGCGTTGGCGGCCGAGGTAGAGGCTGACGATGGGTGTTGGTGCAACGGCGAGTGCTTGGGCGAGCTGGGCTCGGAAGTCGGGGCAGGGGATGGCGTCGTCTTCGAGCACCACAGCCCAGTCGGTGTGCTGTTGGGCGAGGGTGTTCCACATCTTTTGGTGGTTGCCTTCGCATCCGAGTGTGCCGTCATCCACGCTGATGTAGTCGGCGTTGACGGTGTTGGCGATCTGGTCGGCCATTGCCAGGCGTTTGATGTGGGCGACGACCCCGATGGCGAACGAGGTCATTGCCCGCTGGCTGTGTGTTCTTTCAGGAAGGTGTCGACAAGTTCGGCGTGGCTGCGCTTGTCGCTGGATGCGACGTCTCCGACGATGAGGTGCTGGTCGGCGTCGAGCCATTCGCTGTACTGAAAGATCAGCTCCCGCACGGAATCCATAGCGGAGATCATGTCGGGGGTTACGGCGACGGTGATGGTAGATGCTGCTTCGGCCATGACTGTTCCTCTCATCGACCGGCGGTTAGTGCCCGGATTTGTTCGGGTGTTGTTGCCTGTAGGTACCGTTCGAAGCGCTGCTTGTTGCGTTCGGTTGCGGCTTTGTCTGCGGCGGTGTGGTGTGGGCGACGATGCCGATGGTGTAGGTCATGTGTGGTCCCAGTATGGTCCGGGGCATGTGTCCCACGGTCCTCCCCAGTGGACTCCGTCTGGTCCTAGCCCGTGCCACGCTGGCTCTACGCCGGCGGCGCGTGCGCCGTGCAGGTCGTAGGAGCGGTCACCGGTTGCCGGGGTGAGGTTTTCGAAGTCGATGAGCAGCGCGCCTCGGTCGGGGTGGATGACAACGTTGATGAGGCATGGGTCGCAGTGCCACCATCCTGATTGGTGGATGGATGTGAGTAGGTCCCAGAGCGGTTCAGCGTAGCGGCGTGACCAGTTGGGGTGCAGGTTGAGGATGGGTGTGCAACGTTCCGTTTCGATCCACATGTGGCCGTGGTTGATGAGTTTGGGTGTGGCCCAGGGGAGTGTTTGGTAGGCGTGTAGTTTTTTTTCCCACGCGGTTTGTTGGTGGAATTGTTTGTGGACGGTTCGCTGGTGGATGGTGATGGTTGCGAGGCCCATTTGTGTGTCTCCACGTTGCTCCGGCTGGGCGGGCGTTGTTCACGAGGTCTTTGGTCGTATGTGTGTGGTTTTCACTGCGACGGTGGAGTGTGGTGCGAGTCGTGGTGTGATGCTGCCGTAGTCGTATTCGGGGTCGATGGCGATGGAGCATCTGACCCAGCCTCCGGCTTGGATTTTCTCGACGGTGCCTTCGTGTTCGAGTCCGTCGAAGTCAACCCATACGTCGTCGCCGGGTTTCAGGTTCTGGTCCATGTTTATTTGTGCCTCCACCAGCTCCACGGGTTGCGTTCGTTGGCTTTGAATATGGTGGCGACGCGCGGCCCGTAGACGAGACGGTCTGCGTGTTTGGTGTAGGCAACATAGTTGAGTGTGGCCATGTCACCGATGATGGTGCCTTTGGTGTCTTCTTTGTGCCAGATGCGTCGTTGTTGGTCTTCGTGGTCGGCGATCATGTCGTGGGTGAATGCCATGACGGTTTCCCGGTCGCCGCCCACGATCCCCGCGTTCAATAGGGTGCGGTCGGCGTGGGTGTCGATGAATGTTTGCAGGTGGGTGGCTTTGTGGTTGTCGCGCATCCAGTCGATCCCCACAACGGCGGGTTCGTGGCCGACGTATAGTTTCCCGGTTTCCATGTGTTCCCACGGAGGGGTGAGCATTTCGACGTCGGTGCCGTCTACGCACCACACCCATTGGACGTCGGGGTTGGCGCGTAACCATTGGTAGTACAGGTACCAGCGCGCGAAGTATGGGTTATCGACTGGGCTGGTGACGCGCTCGAATGACGCCTTCGGGTGGGCGAGTGGGTTGTCGCACAGCACGACGGGTTCACCTCCAGTGATGGAGGTGATCAACGTTTCGAGCAGTTTGACGTCGGGACGCATGCGTGTGCCCCGTTGCGGGTCGGGGTTGTTCGACAGCAGGCAGGTCAGCACCACACGCCGGTCAGGTTCCACGATGGGGATGTGGTAGCTGCTGGTGTAGTGGTGCTGCCAGTACAACTCGGCATTGCGGGTGGCGGCGGCTTTACGTTCTTCGGTGGGGACGGAGCGTTTCACCTCTAGGTGCTCATCCATGGAGTGGATGAGCTTGTTGGAGCCGCACACGTCGCCGTACCGGAATGTGGTAAGGCCGGCGTTGTAGATGCGGTCGGACCAGGATGGGTGTTCCCATCCCCAGCCGCCGAACTCTGGGTCGAGGCCGCCGACATGTTCGATAACGCTGCGGTGTACGTAGATCATGCAGCCGCGGGCACCGGTCAGCGCGAAGTGGTGACCGTCGTCGTAGACCTTCGTGACGTCGTTGAGTTTCCGCCCGCCGGCCAGGTCGACGAACTGGTACATCAGGTGTGGCTCGGGCGAGTCGATGTAAGGCTGGTACCAGTTGTCGGCGATCGGGTAGCAGTCGTCGTCGAACAGGAAGAGGTGTTCGCAGCCGTTGAGTAGTTCGAGGCATTTGTTTTTGGCTCGGGCGATGCCGGCTCGTTGAGGGAACCGATAGGTCGCTGCCGGGTATGGCTGGTCGCTGGCGTCGTCGACGATGACGAGTTTAGCGTTGGGGGTGCGGCTGCGGATGTGTTCGATGGTCCGGTCGGCGACGTCGCGCCGGTTGCGGGTGGTGACTCCGATTCCGATGGTGGTGGCGCCGCTGGTGGTTTCGGGTACGTATCGAGTTCCGTTGACCACCACGTCGTCCATTTTTTCGCCAGTTCCGTCCTATGTGCCTATTCGTACCAGGTGCCGCAGGTGTCGCAGTCGGCGTCTCCGCAGTAGCAGATGGTGCGGTCTGTGGTACGTCCGGTTTTTTGTTCTCGGCGCCGGTTGCGGTGTGGTTGGGCCGCGTTGGATCGGCGGAGTTCGAGTCGGGCGCGGGCAGCGTCATCCATTGGTGTAGTCCACTATCCAGCCGTTTTTCCGTGTGGTGACACAGATTGTGGTTTCTTCAGGTCTCTTCCCGGCCATCGCGAGGGTGGCGGCTTTGGCGAGCGCCGCTTGGACTAGAAGCATCCACGGTTCGTTGGGGCCTGCTTTTTGGACTGTTGGAATGTCGGGAGGTGTGGTGATCCACTCGCCAGGGTCGGAGTGCATCAGCACTTTCCCGTCAACTTCAATGTGGATCACTGTTCAGCTGCTTTCTGCAACGCTTTCGCGGGGACAACAACATCGTTGCTTGTTTTGTCGATGGTGATCGACAGGACAGGGGGGCCCGTGGGTGTGGTGCGAATGTTGATGACGCGGTGCCCGGTTGGTGCGTCGGCTGCTTGCTGGCGTAGTTGTTCGTGCTCTTCGCGTGTGAGGATCACATAGTTTTGGGTGATCGCCGCGGCGAGCGCTTCCGCGACCAGTTTTGGGGTGTCGAGGTGCGGAAGTCCGGCTTCTTCAGCGAACTGGCCGGCGAGTTCCGGGGGGACACTGATGGTGCGTAGTCCCGGCAGGAGGATCGGGAACGGTTTGGTGTTTTCGTCGCCGGGGTGAACCAGGTTGGCTAGTTTCTCGGTGAGAAAGTCTGTGAGGCTACTCATTTGGGGCGTTCACCTGCTGGTTCGGAGCGTGGGTAGCGGTCGAGGAGTTGGTTGAGGATGTTTTCGGCGGCGGCGATGATTTCAGGGTTGCCTGATTGCCGTGCGAGTTTGAGGTTGAAGTACGCGCCTTCAATGCGTTCAGTGAGGGTGCGGGGCGCGGGGAAGGTTGGCATCTTAAGCGGTGGGGTTGTTGAAGAGTCCGTAACCGACGGTGACTATGCGTTTCATCGGATGGTTGACGACGACGGTGGCAGATAGGCCGACGTGTTTGACGGCACCGTCTCTGGAAGGCCTTGCGGGAGAGTCGAGTGCGTCCATAACCCAGTCCATGTGGATTCTGCGGGCGATCATGCGTTCACAGGCGTGTTGGGTGAGGCTGTAACCGTTTGGGGCCAGACCGATTGTGTAGCGGCCTTTGATGAGGCGCTGGTGGATCTTTTTGGTGCGGAGATCTTCGATTTCTCGGCGGTTCATCGTCGGGCACGTCTCTTGGTTGCGGCTTCAGCTTTTGCAAGGTCGACGACGCGGTACGTTTTGCGTCCGCGGTCGTCGATGCCAGATGGCGTGAGGTGGCCGCGTCGTACCCAGTTGGTGATGGCGGCGATGGTGAGGCCGAACTGTTCGGCCGCTTCGGTGGCGGTGACTTGGGAGAACGGACCGTCTGCGAGTCGCGTTTCAGTAACGATGGCGGCCATGCGTTTTCGACCCCTTCAACGCAGAAACCCCGGCACCTAGAGGTGACCGGGGTTTCGTTACCGTATTCGATTTTGGACACACGTGTCCTTGCTCATCCATTAAACGCGTTTAGTTGCCGTTTGTCAAGGCAGGAAGGGTGTGTAGCGTTCAACGACGTCGACGAGGGTGCGGAATACGTGGAAATCTTTTCGGGCTTCAGTGTCGGACCATCCACAGTTTCCGCAGTTCAGGCGTTCGCGTTGCATGTCTTGGAATACGGCCCTGTGGTCGCAGACTGGGCATTCAATGCTGAGCCAGATTGCTGGTTGTCGGTCCATGCGGAGTGTGCGTCTGATGGTGTGGTGGAGGTCATTGACTTCTTTGAGGTCTTCTTTGGTGACGAGGTTGCAGAGGTGTTCCATGCGTGGTTCTAGGTATTTCCATGCGTTGACGACGCGTTGGGTTTCGGCGGTGGTGGTGTTGGGTGGGGTTTCGTTTCGGTCTTCTGCTACGAGCTCGTGCCATGAGGTCATGATGTCGGCGATGAGTGCTGCGGTGTCGCTGGCCCATTCGGCGGGGTGTCCGTATTCGATGCGTGTTGATGTTCGTCTGGCGGTGTGTTGTTTCGGCGGGTTTTCGAGGGTTGTTTTGATGTACACGTAGTCGAGTGCGAGGTGATAGAAGTCGAGTCGGGCGTGTTCAGGGTTCATGTGTTCGGGTTTTGTGGGTGTTTCCGCATGGGCGTCGGTGTCGATCGGCTTGGTCACTTCTCAGGCCTCCTAGCTTCGTTGGGTTCAGACTGCACAACCGACCCGACATCGCTGGGCAGATCGTCGGTGTTGACCTCTACCCACCACAGTCCAGGCTGCCCAGGTATAGCCTCGCGCCGGACGAGGATGCCGCCGCTATGCGACTGGAACTGGAGTGCGGCCTCCAGACTGTCGTGCTCCTGGATCCACTCGCCCCCTCCGGGACGCGGTTGCTTCAGTGCGTAGACGCTCATTTGTGGTGTCCTTTGCAGTCGGTGGAATGCTCGGTGCGGGGCTGGAAACACACCGGACAAACAGGGCTCTCAGTGAGGAAACGGGCCTGGGAAGCGAGAATCACAGACAGGCTCAAGGCTGGTCCTCCAGTTTCGGCATAGGCCAAGGGCGGACCGATCGGTCACGAGGGCACAGCTCCGCGTCCTCCAGTGAGGTGTGCGCCCACGCCAATTCCTCGCGGGCGTTCGGGTAGATCCGGCTCATCGGTTCCCCGCAGTCCATGCAGGGGAGGCGAAGGTTGCTCATTGTTGGTCCTTTTCGGCTAGTAGTTGGGCGATAGCGATCAACGCGTGAGTCTGCGCTGCCTGGTAATCCCCCGCGGCAGATTCGTCTTTGGCCCGGTCAATGTGATCGGCGGGGGTGACGATCTTGCGGCCGTTCAAAACGGCGGAGCCCAGGCGTCGATGAGGACATCGAACGCAGCATCAGCCATGCGGCGCCACGCGTCCTTCTCCTGCTCCGACAGGGTGTTCCAGGGGAACATGCGGCCGGAGCTGGTGGTTTCGCAGATGGCTTGCGCGGCCCGCTCAACCAGAGCTGCACGCTCAGGGGTAGTCATGGTTGGGCCTCGTATCGGTAGTGCTCGCAGGGCTTTCGGTCGGGCCGGACGGTGCCCGGTTCATCGCTGAGGTAGGTACGTGCCGGGTATCGGTGTTCGCGCAGCACCGGTTGGTCTGCGCCGCGTTCGGCCCACTCGATGTCCATCTGCGGCTCGCTATGGAACTCGGCGTCCAGATCGGTGCACGACGAAAACGGCACCAGGTCGCGGGTGGACATGAGTTCGTCGCGCTCGGTGCAAGTGATCTTGACCCACGGCATCAGCAGGACGATCCTTTCGTGAGCCATTCCGCCCACCCCTGATCCACCACACGCCGCGGGGGTGTGGTGTCCGGGATGATGTGAATATCCGTATGCCCCGTGTTGATCGAGTGACGATCCGCTTTCCACTGAGCGCAGTCTTCGCACGACTGGCCCCAGACACGGTTGCACTCCCTGCAATGAACCTGAATCACCGCGGAACCTCCCGCCATTCCCGGAACATGAACGTCCACATCGATTCCCGGTACGGTGCCGGTCGTCCTGCGTAGGAGATGGCTTTCGCAAGCACGTGTTCCTCGCCGATCGCGGTGATCTCGATGATCGTTTCGCCGCGTCCTTCGTCGCCGGCGAGTCGGGTTCCGACGGTCCAGCCGTTCTTCCGTGCAGTGTCTGCGTCGCTCATGCCTCGCTCCATCCCGACACCCAGCGGGCCTCGTGCTCAATTCGGACAAGCGGAGAGTCGACCTCCGGGTCGTGGCAGATTCCCGTGACCGAGAAGACCTTGAGGTTGGCTTCTGCGGCCTCCCTGCTCCGACCCGCCCAGCGGTCTCCAGATTCCTCCACGGGAACCCATTGCTCTTCACGGGTGAGTACTCCGAGGGCTTTGTCGATTTCCTCGGCCACGTGCGCCCGCTTGACTCGCTCGATCTCTCGGCGAACTTCCGAGTCATCCAGATCGAAGTCTTCCGAACGCCACCCGCATTCGAGGCAGCACCACCACTCGACCCGCTCGCCTCGCCCCATGCGCATGCCCTCTTCGAGGCGGTGCTTGCCCATCACGTCGGAGATGAGGTTTTGAGCTTCGATGCTCATGCTTCCTCCAAAGAGTCCGTAGGGATGTAGAGCACGCGGGCGGGAAGGAAGTCGATAAGGTCCCCTGGCAGGCTCTCGTCTTGGTCATCGTTGGCCCAATACCAGGTACCCCTACTCGTCTTCTGCAGGGTTCCTCCGTCGTGGGTGAGAATTACGGAATCCTCTGGGAGCCATTCGAGATCAGCAGTAGTCTCAACCCCCCTGGGGCGAAGACGCTCAACCTCGGCTACCAATTCGGCGAGCAGCCGGTAGGACCGGCCCGGTGCGACCGCGACCCGAGACCCCTTCGCCACTTCGTAGTCGACCAGCGCAGCCTTGGCGCGCTCAACAACATCACTCATCAGGTATCTCCATCCAGTGGGTAACGAATCGGGTTGCAGGCTCTGGCACGCCCAGCTCGAAGATGCTCTCGATTACGCGGGTTTCCCGCCTGAGTCCTCCGAGGGCTCTGTCGATCTCGGCGGCGACGTGGGCCTCGAAATCGTCGAGCGAACCGTCGCGGAAATCACATTCACCCACCCGCGTACCCTGGCAGTGGGAGTGTCCAGTTTCCAGGTTTAACGTCCGCCGGTGTCGGCGCTGAACCGCGATCATGATCTTCTGCGCGTCCCCGCTCATGCTTCCTCCCCGGGGTTCTGGTAGTGATCAGGCATCGGATCACGCAGTGTTGTCGCCAGGTGATAACAGTCCGGATCAGTCTTCGTCCCGTCCTGGTTGGCGTGGCACAGATACACCGTCCGCATCCGATCCGGAGCGACGAAGTAAGTCCACGACCCGAATACGGAATCCGCGCGGCCGCATCGGGCGCACCGCCTGCCGTCGCTCATGGCTCCTCCTCGAATGATTCGCAACTGCACGCTTCACAAGTTCCGATGTCCGAGTGATGCGATGACGGGTGTTGGCATGTGGCGCAAGGTGTGGCGGCGTAAGCGGCGATTGCTTCGGCGCGGGTTACCGGGTCGCTCATGCTTCCTCCCCTGCAGCCACAACCGCAGCAGCGGCGGCAGCGAGGAGTGCGGCAGCGGCAGCTCGAACCTTCTCAGGGTCCGTGATGTGCCACTTCCCCCACATGATCGTGCCGTCATCCGTGGTTGCGATTGACCCGTGCGGATACTCCCAGTCGGCATAGCCGTTCACATCATCCGTAGCAGAATGCACAAAGTACGGTTCGGGGAGTTGGATTACCGCCACACCCGGAGCCGTATCGAGAACGTCAAGTTGGTGCGCGGCGAACTCGGCGGCGTCGGTGACGGCTGGGTTGGCCGGTTCCCAGTCACACCCCGAGCAGTTGAATCCGTAATTCTCCGGCTGGTGTCCGGCGAGGGCTTCTGTGAGTACAGCACGCAACTCGGGGTTCACTGTTCCCCCTCGGCAGCAACATCGTCCAAATACGCGGGCCATCTGCCTTCTTCCATGAGTGTCACGTTCGTGATCTCCGCCGAGAACAGCGCCGAAGGCCAGTACTTGTCCTCGCGCCCGTCGAACTCACGGCGGACCTCGGTGTAGTCGGAGTTGAGTTTCCAGTCGATCTCATGGCTATAGATATGTTCGCCCGGTTCGATCCCCTCTCGAGTCCAGTAGATGCCGTAAATAGGGCTGTTCATTCGTCACCTTTCGGTTCTCGGTTTCTGTCTGTGAGCCGCCCGAAGTGGATGACCCGACCGGGCAGCGGCTTCCCCGGCAAAATCGTGTTGATACAAGGGGTGCCTTTGGGGGCTTTGCAGATGTCACACGACCGCGCCGATTGGGCCTGTTGGACACGAGGATCATCCGCAGACGACACAAACATCGTCATGGCAGGTACTCCATGCGCCATGTCGGATGCACACGAGTGCGCAGGTTCTTCGGGTCGCTGTCCAAGTGCAGCATCAGATACGGGCCATCAACGCTCAGGATGCGTCCCGGCCGTCCATCGAAGACAACTCGCATTCCGCGCTTCGCTGGGACGCGGTAGGTCGACCGGATCCAGTCGAATCCACCTTTTCGTTGCGTCATGCGTCGTCTCCTGGTGTTGATTGCGGGGGCTGTGCGCCACGTGGAGCGACTTTCAGGGCAGGGTCGGTGTCACCGGACCCCGACGCGGCAGAACGGCTGTCAGCGATCCTGTGCGGATGAGCCGGAAACGCCTCCAACACCTTCACCACACGCCCCTTCTCATCCCGCACCACACACGGCTCACCGATCCCTGCCAAGCAGTCACGGCACCGCACCCGCAACGCCCTGATGAACCGTCGTCCCACGCCAATCCCTCACAGTGACCCCGCCTTTCGGACATTCGGGTGATCACACTTCTTGACCGCATCATCGATCTCGATATCCCCGAACTCATCACACAACGAGCAGGCATCAATGGCGGCCTGCCTAGCCTCGGCCTGCCGGCGGCGTTGCTCAGCCTCCAGCCGCTTGAAGTAATCCGGGTGCTCCTTGTCCCACTTGCGACGCTTCATGCACGGTATGCAGTTGGTGGTCTCTGAGTTCGTTTCATGGTCAGGGCATTCGGGGCGGGGGGAATCAACGTTCGCGTCTACTGACGTAACCCCCCTGCTAGAAGTAACCAAAGGAATAGGGGTCGGGTCGGGTCGGGTCGGGTCGGGGTAGCGGGACTCCCCCATGCTGTCCCCGGTGGACAGTAAATCCGTGTCCACCACCATGTCCCCGGTGGACACCTGCCCATCCTGAGCCACATAGTCGCGGCCCTTTTTCCCAGCTCTCCAGGTGGATTTCTTCTTTGCCTCACGCCTTCGCCGCGCCTCATTTTCAGCCTTGGTTTTCTGCCATTTCTCCCAGTTGGCAAACACGATTTCGCGAGATTTTGGTTGAGATTGTCTCGTTGTATCAACCGTTGTCTCATCCTTGTATTGCGTGTTGTCGCAACCCTGTTTCTGCCAAAGTCCTGCTTGTTCTTGCAGCGCGCGAATGAGTCTCGGCGTGCCGCCGAACCCCTTCACAACATCGAGAGGGACGTGTCCGTCCGTCTCTTCTTTCGCCGACCAGGCACCGCAACGAACCCACAACCCGACGGCCTCGTTGCGGATCCTGGAGTCGAGTTGCATCACCGGCTTACTGTCAGCGAACGCGTCATCCACGTAGAACCAAGGCACCGGTCACTCCTCCGTTTCGTATCGCGGGCAATCAGGGTGATGGTTCTGCGTTTTCGGGTGCCATCCACACAATTCGCAGCGCTGCATCGCGATCAGCTCGCGGCGGCTGAACAGCAAGCGGATCCGCGGGTCACTCATGACGCACCGCCGAAGTCGAGGCACATCTGGTCGAGACGCTTCGCGGCGATTTCGCAATAGCGTTCCTCTAGTTCGACGCCGATCGCCCTGCGGCCCAGGTTGCGTGCCGCGACCAACGTGGAGCCGGAACCGGCGAACGGATCCGCAACCACACCCTCGGGTGCAGCCGCGATGATCGTCTCCATCAGCCCGATCGGTTTCGGAGTGGGGTGGCCGATCCGGGATGTCAGCGCGCTCGGCGACGACTCGGTGGTGATGACACTGCCCCGGCGGGTGGAGCGTTTCGCCCAGTGCCCGATCAGATAGATTTCTTCGTGGCTGGTGCCGAATGCCGTTGTTAGGTCGCCCATCCCGGGGCCTGCGCCGCGTTTGTCCCAGATCAAGCACTGCCGCACGTTCGCCGGTTTGGCAACACGCCACGTTCCGAATACTGCGGCAGGCCTTTCGGTTCCCCAGACGGCCAGTGCACGGTCACGGCACTGCACGTCCTTGTCGCCTGCGATGGCTTGAAACTTTTCGGCGCGTTGACCGGATTGGTAGGACATGCCGTATGGCGGGTCGGTGACGAGCACGTCGGCGGCAAGCCATTCGGTGATTTCGAGGCAGTCGCCGTGGTAGAGCGTCACCTGATCGTCTTGGTAGTACGGTTCGTTGATCATTCGTCGTCCTCGGGCGGTTCGTATCCTGGGCAGGTGCAGGCGCATTGGCCTACGTGGTGCGGGCAGCCGCACAGCGCGCAATCAGGCATTGGCGAGCTCCAGGAGAACGTCTGCGTGGCATGGCTGGTCGAGCGGGCACCAGCACACGAGGTCGCGGCCGCGTAGCTCGGCTCGCGCGGCGGCCACCAGCTCGTCCGTCAGGTCACGCCGGTACGCCTGGACGGCCCAGCGGGCGGCGTCGTCGGCGGCGAAGTGGCCGAGAATCGCGTCCTCGGTGATGTGGTGGACGACGGCCCCGCGACCGAACGGCATCGCGTGGTTGGTCTCGGTCGTGATGCGCCACGGGTTGCCCCACTTCGATCCTCGCCCGACGTAGATCGCGCCTTCGGGCATGCGCCAGCCCTTGACCCGCTTGCGTTGAATGCGTTGCGGCATCAGTCGTTCTCCTCTTCTGTGCCTTCGAATCCTGGGCACAAACAGATCGTGTAGGTGTTCATGTCGTCCCGGTCGACACCCATGCGGACCCGGCACCGGGGGGCATGAGAAGACCTGGGATGGTCACACAACAAACAGTCGGTCACTTGGCGGCCTCTTCTGGGATGTGTGCACGGTGGTCGGCGAAGGCGTGGTGCCGGCGGATGAATGCCTGCGCTTGTTCGGTAGTGGGGAATTCGGCGGTGATGGGGCAGCCTTTGGTGCGGCTGCATTCCGCGCAGACAACGGTGATCATGGGACCTGCCAGTGGATGGTGTCTCCGGGTTTGAGTACGGCGGAGGCGAGGTACTTCATGGCTTTGATGGGGCATTCGAAGGTGACTGGTTGTGGTCCTCCGGTGATGATGTAGGGATGCAGAGTTCACCGATGAACCGGCGGGCAGCCTTCCTCGCATCGGAGCGCCTGGTGTACATCTCCGATGCCAAGATCGTGGTTCCGTTCGCGGTCGACACGGTCCACCAGAACGTGCCCTTCTCCGGGTCCTCTTTCTGATCCACGTAAAACACAGGACGGTTCATTGGGCACTCTCCTCAGTCTTGAGCCGCTCCGACTTCTCCTCGATGAGCGTCGCCAGCGTCGACAGCGGCATACGTGTCCACACGGTGGCGGCGACCTTGAACTCTCGCCGGTCATCGGTCAACTGCCGGTCAGGGTCGCCGCCCGAGTAGGCCCACACGCAGTTGTCGCCCCGGCGGTACCGCGTGTAATAGACCGTGCTGCCCCACCCCCGATCATCGAGGAACAGCTCGGGCGACAGACCGAATATGTAGCTGCCGAGGTTGGGCACCTGCTTGATCGCGTCGAACACCTTGTTGGCGTCGGACTCGCGGTCGGCTTTGGTCTTCCGTGAGGGCACGAGTAGGTGGCTCTTGCTGTCGACACGCCATCCCGTGGGGGGTGGACGGTAGTCGTCATGACCCGGCCAGAACGTCATCTCGCGCGGCGGGGTGAAACCGCTGATCACCGAGCGTGTGCCGTGCGACCACATCACGGCATCTTCGGCCCCGGTGCCACCGAACGTGTCGCGGACAAACGCATCGACACGGTCGCGGTGCGCCTCATAGTCCGACTCCCACCGGTCGTATGCCTCGATGATCTCGGGGTCGGTGCTGATCCACCACGCGGCCGGCAGGGGCCCCTTGCTCGGCACCCCGTCACCGACGAGTTCTCTTGCACGGTCTAGGTCGATCATCGTGTTGCCTCCACAGGGTTAGGGATTCGGTAGATGCTCATGCGCCAGCACCAAAGTCCAGGCACATCTGATCCAGTCGGCGCGCGATGATTTCGCAGTAGCGTTCTTCGAGTTCGACGCCAATCGCTTTGCGGCCAAGATTCCTTGCGGCGACAAGAGTTGAGCCGGAACCAGCGAACGGATCCGCGATCACGCCAGGAGGTGCACAGTTTACAAGGCTGGTCATCAGCCCCAGCGGCTTCGCATGTATGTGCTGCGACTGGTCAGGCCAAGCCGTGAGGATGCTGGTCGTCTCGTTATCTCGGCGTTCAAAACCCGCAGTGACGAAGATGGATTCGTGACGGTAGCGCCACGGACCTCCGTTCATTCCGGGACGTTTCTTGTCCCAGACGAGTCGGTCCGCCCAGTTTCCAGGCGGGTCAGGCAGTCTGGGACTGCCGAAGACTAGAGCCGGTCTGCTTCCCCATAGCGTTAGTGCCGCGTCTCGGGTTTCAGTGGTTCCGTCATTCGCAATGACAAATCCGACCCGGCCATTGTCGGCATTCTGCCGTCTTCCGTACCCACCGTTGGGATTGTCTGCACTGAACTGTGTTCCGTAGGGCGGGTCTGTGACGAGCACATCCGCGGCCAGCCACGCATCGATTTCCAGGCAGTCTCCGTGGTACAGCGTCACTTGGTCGTCCTGGTAGTACGGATTCATTTCGCTGCCTCTGTGGGAACTCGGTAAACAAACCCGTCGTCGTCGAGCAACACCCAGTTGCCCCTGTAGAGGACGGGAACAGTGATAGGGGACTGGGATTGACGAACAAGCCACCCGTCAGCGAAAGCTTGCGTCCGATAGGACTCCGCCCAACGATGACAGGCACCGCAAGCCCACAGCCCGTTGGACGCGAGATTGGTGTCATCGCGGCGAGATCCGCCAAGACCACGGGGCCTGCGATGGTGTGCAGTAGCGTCTGAGGCATACTCATTGCAGCGTTCACACCGCCCCTGGGCACGGGTCCAGATCAGTTCCTTGGTTTCCGGGGAGAACCCCGTATACCGGCGGCTCATGACTTGTAAACCACCACCATCGACCAGATCACACCGACCACAGCAGCGGTATAGATCCCGGCTGGATGTCCGACCGACACCGCAGCCACCATGGTCATCGTCAGCGCCCACGTGACTACGAGGATTCGAACGGTAACAGCGATGTTGTTCTTCATGCTTCGGCTCTTTTCATTTCGCGGGCCAAATCGGTGATCAGATCGCCCAGCACCGTGGAATTCCCATCCCGGTCCACTGTCGGCGCCACGGTGAGTTTGTGGCCGGCAACTTCGTCGTACAGCGACTTGAGTTCTTCGCGGGTTTCCGCGGCCAAGGCTTGTTTTCGGTACTCCGCGACCGTCGGGATGCGTGCCCCATCGGACAACCAGTCCCGGATCTGGTGGGCGAACTCCTCCCCCGGCATCGGCACAACAGCCTTGGACAGGGTGTGGATTCGGGACTTCACCACCGTGAGCGTGTTGTCGTGATCCAGGTCGCCGACAACGTCGAACTCATACTCGATTCCGTCGCGCTGTTCCGGCTTCATGCCCACCTTGCGAGGGGTTTTCTTGCCGCGCTCGTTCTCTTCGATGACGTACTCGGTTTTTGATCGCATGGTGACGATGACGTGGCCGGGATAGGACACCAAGGCGTCGATCATGCGTCGTTCGTCGGGTCGGACTTCTTTCCACCCGGCGAACGTGTTGCCCCGTACGGCGTGCCGGTCAGCTTGCTCAAGCATGCCGTCGACACCCATCCAGTAGTGGGACAAGGAGTCGACAATGACGCAGCCGTACTCCCCGCCAGCCGCCAAACCGAGCAGTTCCACGAGGGACATGGGTGAGAAGCTATCTGGCTGTACGGTGTCGAACTGCCAGCCGTTGAGCCCCACATACTTTGAGGCAGATCCGCGTTCGGTGTCGATGACCGCAACCTTGTCCGCAAGAGCAGTGCCGAGCGCGAGGGCAGTGTAGGTTTTGCCGCTGCCGCTAGGCCCGGACAGAGCGATACGGGCATACGATGCTTCTCGGGTTGCGGGTTTGAAGGACAGGCTCATTCGGTCACCTCCGCAGCAGCAGCAGCGGCAGCGGCCATCGCGGCGTCCAACGTTTCCTCATACCCCCACGCCAAAACCCGCGCACACGTGTTGTCCTCAACAGACCAACGGAAATCACCCGCCACATCGGACGGATTGATCCACGCGTTGCGCCGATCACCGGGCAGTACCGCACGCCACCTACCGGGGCCAACAAAACCGGTGAACCACTCCCACGTGAGGGTCTGGCCTTCGCTACTCATGCTGTCCACCTGTCCGCCAGCCGGTCCAACGATCCGATCACCGCGTCCACACGGGACAGCGCTTTGTTCACCACATCAAGGTTGAGTTCCAGCGCTTCACGGTCCAGGAACGGCAACTGCGGCCCCTCCGACAACAGCTCATGCAAAGCACACCTCGCGTCATCAAGTGCGGCTGCGCCGGCTTTCGCGTCATCCCTCGCAGTGATGACCCTCGTATCAGTGATCATTCGTCTTCCTTGTCTTGGTATTTGGAGCAGCGGCAGCGTTCATGCCCAGCAGGGCCGTGATAGTTGGTGGCTTCACAACTGGTGTCCCACACTTGGCGGAACCGATCCCACGCATACCTGTGCCAGGACCGGTTGTGCCCACACCTGCACATCACGACGCCTCCAGCCGGCGGAACCGCACCATCAACGACTGATATTCGGCGATCTGCTTGGGCTTCCACGCCCGCCCAGGAAAGTGCTTCTCAATGGTGGTGCGGGACACCCCCAATGTGCTGGCAACCTCCTGGTAGGGGGCGCCGTCCTCGAGGAGGTATTCGGCGAACTCCAGCTGGTCTGCGGTGAGTGGGGTGAACCTGTCAGGGTTCATCACCCGCGCATCGGCTGCGGCCCTCACACGAGTAACCGTGCGTGGTGAGCACCCCACAACCTCAGCAATATGCCTGGCGGAAAACCCGTCACGAGTCATCGACAGGATCATCTTCACCTGCTCATTGGTAAGTCGGTTTCCGCTGCTCATGCGACCTGCTCCACTTCCTCAGTGATCCACGCGAACGGATCCTCCACATCAGGGATGCCAGCCAACGCGGCCATGAGTAGTTGGGTGCGCTGGTCCTCGGGAAGCTTGGTGAGGTAGTCCCACACGCCGATGGAGTCGCCGACACGGATACGCCTGGACAGCCACACAACGGTTGCGGCGGTTTGCGATTCCCAATCAGCTGCCACCGACTGGCCCGACATAGGGCATTCCTGCAGCAGCTTGTCCGGGTGTGCTTCCACAATCCCGGTGTGGATCACCCACGCGGCTTGACCACACAGGGGGCACTGCTGCTGTTCTGCGTCGGCCAAGTCGGCACGATCACGTTCGATGGTTCGAACGGTGCAGAACGATCGGCGCGCCAGCTCAACTTCAGGGAGGTTAGGGCGGCGACGCACCAACATTCGACGCTCATCGGTGTTGAGCCGCATCGGTGTTCCGTTGGAGGCGCACTCGACAGCGAACCAGTCGATGTTCATGCTCCCCGCCTCTGCTGTCGGCGAGCCAACGCATAGGCACGGTTCTTGCATTTCGTGGAGCAATACTTGGCGCGGCGGTGTTTCGGTGCGAAGTCGCTACCGCAGATCGCGCAAGGCATCATTTTGCGTTGGTTCACCGGGGTCATTTCTCCACGCCTGATAGCGCGTCGTTCCTTCTCCGTGAATCCACCCCAAATACCCCACTCGTTGTTTTCCAGGGCGTATTCGAGGCAGCGTGCTTGTGCGGGGCATTTCCAGCAGGTTTCTTTGGCGTCGTCGTTGCGGATCCCTTTCTCGGGGAACCACGCCTCCGGGTCGACCGTGCAGATCGCGTCGCGGCGCCAGTCCTCAGAATGAGCTTCAGCGAGCCGGATGAACGGATTGTTGGGCATCACACCCACCCCGTGCCGCTCAAATGTTCAGGGCAGAACGATGCGGTGGCGGCACCCACGAAATACCCTGAGTCATACAGGTCCAGGTTGGAGTTGTTGTACACGAAGACTGAGGCTTCGTACATGGTGTAGCCGGTGTCGAGGACGTCGCAGACGGCTTTGCCGGCGTTGATGACGGCGGGTTTGGAGCTGTAGGTGATGCCTTCGGAGTCGAGTGCCATTATGAAGGCGTCGGATGTGATGTCTGCGTGGGCTTTGGGTGCGGCGAGTCCGGGGCCGATGATGCCCGCAGCGATCAGCAGCGGCATCGTCCACCAATACTTCCAATGAGCCATTGGTCACTCACCCCCACCCAAGCGCCTCAACGAGCGGACACCGAGAAAAGCTGAGATAAAAGCCATGACGACGTGGATGGAAGCTTCCACCAATCGATCGTCAGACAGGGCGAATGACATGTTGGCGAGGGCCAGCGGAACACCGATGACTGCTGCCCAGATGATGAAGAGGTCGACGGTGCGGGCGTTCATGCTGCGTCTCCCTCGGTGAGGTAGTCACGCAGCAACCCGACAACAGCATCGCCGTTCACCTGCTCCCAGATCGTCGGCTCCGTTTCCCAGTGCCACGGCGGTATGAACGGCCAGCCACCGACACGGTCCAGTTCACTCATGACCGCCGCTGCCAGGTCCTCGAACTCTTGGAGATGGCTCAAGTCAGCCATTGGTGGATTGGTGGTGACGGGCAGGTCGGACCAGTTGGTTTGGTGGTGGTCCCACCATGCGGGTTTAGAATCTCGATCTAGCATCGGAACCTCTCCTTAGTTGTGTGTTTCCGGTGTTAGGGCCGTCGTCCCGCGCAATGGGGCGACGGCCCGCCTATCTCAGAACAAGCCAGCGGGCTCGTCGTTGTTCTCCAGAAGCTTTTTGTCGGCCCGGTAAGCCATCTCGCCTTCAATGGCGCTCCACGACGCCCCGGTCCGGTACACCTCGGAATTACGGATGCCACCACGGGTAGCGCTTCCCAGGATCCGGCCAGTGTCCCCATACCAGGCGGTTACTCGTCCATCGGCTCCGTGCTCCATACGGTCGAACGAAGGCAACTCTTCATCGGGGATAGCGGCGAGGATCGCTTCGATCGCGGCTCGTGCTGTCTTCAGGTTCATTAGTCCTGTGTTCCTATCTATCTCGGGGTGATGCGGTAGCTGTCCAGCAGTGATTGGGCGACCACTTCGGGGCTGACCCGCGCGGTGGTGTACCACCTCAGGTGCAACTCCAGGTCCGCGCGGCTGACTTCGGTGTGCTGTCGGATCGCGGCGAGTTCTTCCAGGGTCGCCGTGTCCAGGAACTCCCCCAACTCCATGAACTCGTCACCGGGGATGGCTTCTCCGAGTGGCCCTGCGACGTAAGTGTTCAGTGGGTTGGAGGGTCCCGGCGCGGGGGGCGGGGGAACCATGCCCGCGCCGGGACCAATGTCACCCACCGAGACGGGTGACTGGTCTGCCGAAACCCGACGTTCGGCAGAAGAACGAGGCTCGTGGACTTCCACTTCAGCCTCCGCAGCCACAAGAACATCCCCGTAATCCAGGCCGATATCCCGGCCCAACGCATTCGACATGGCCTTGCGGTTCAGCGGAACAAACACCCGCTCCAGCAGATACCCCACCTCAGCGAGCCCGTCATGAATCACGTTGTTAAACCTGGCATTCAAACGCTCAACAAGATTCACTGAAGCTCCTCAGAGGTGTAAATCAGCTTGGCGGTATCGCAGGGCCAACGGTGTCTACACTCGCTGCACTCTTCGACAGAATCGCCGTGCTCATCGATTGGGTGGTGTAGTTCGCGGATCGGCTTCAACGCCTCGCGGGCAGCGGCGAGAGGGACAGAGCGAACAACCAGCGGAATGTCTTTTGGAACGGGATACCATTCCCACGCACGCGCTGCGGCTTCTACTGCGGGATCAGGCATGTCCAATCTCCAGTTTCTCGACGGTAAGGCGGTATCCCTCGCCGCCCTCTACGTACTTGAAGATCTCGTAGGGGAACCCTTCGTCGTGAGCTTCAAGCCATTGCGCGACCGCCCAGATGGCCGACCCCGACACGTCCTGCTTCTCAACCAAGATGTCCCCAGCTTTGTTGAGACGCCCCGCGCGGATCTTCCCTGTTGAGGGCTCGTACTGGACCCCGTACTTACTCATTGCGGGATCACTCACCGTCAGCCTCCGATTCGTCCTTGCGATTACGGGCGTAGCCGCGCCATGTGCCCGCCTCCAAATTGGCGACAGAGGAAACCAGCCGAACCGATCCGTACAGATCACGAATCTTCTCGTCGTTGTACTCGTAGTCGTTCTCCGCCAGTGCAAGTGCGCACCGAAGCTCGCCCTGTGCACGCATCAGGTAATCAACCGCCCTGTTGGTGGCGCGATAGATCGCCTCAGCGTTTGCCTTCGTCGGATTACTCATGCTGACTCCCCCAGTTCCTGCAGCCGGCACCTCAACCGTGCGTTTTCCTCACGCAACGCCTCCAACTCCGCCGCCTCACGCATCTGCCTCGCGTCGAACTCCGCCAACGCTTTCCACAACCCAGACGGACGAACCTCACCAGACAGTCGACACACACTCCGATGCTTAGGAGCAGACGTACTCACTGGTCCTCCGGGGTTCGTTTGTCTTCCGCCAGTTCGACTGGATGGCACGGACCTTTATGGCCCCACGGACGCCGACAGCCACCCGTCTGATCTGACGGCCCGAGGTTCTTACCCCACGGCGCGGGGAGTGTCCCGTTGCAGATCACTCGCCCACCTCCGGGGTGTAGAGCACGCGGGCGGGAAGGAAGCCGATAAGGTCCCCCGGCAGGCTCTCGTCTTGGTCATCGTTGGCCCAATACCAGGTACCCCTACTCGTCTTCTGCAGGGTTCCTCCGTCGTGGGTGAGAATTACGTTATCTGGGGTCATCGTCAGCTGTATCCGCTTGTGCCTTGTTGGGCGAGGTGTCGTAATCGAAAACAACCAACATGTCGGTGTTTCCACTTAGGACGGGGCAATCCTCAGGTGGGTGTACCACCAGGCAGGCAGGACACGAGTGATCCTCAGTGAACGGTCCGTAGTGTTTGGTTGGGATCAAAGCGAAGGTCGACGCCTCATCCTGCGGCCTGGTACGAATCCACCCGCCGTAGTCATAGTGCCACCGGGCGTTGAACCTATCGCGCCAAGCACGATCGCGGTGTTCAGGGCTCAAGTGCTGGACGTCTGATCCATGCTCTGTGGTCGGCATAGTCGTCATCTCCCTACGAGTGTCGGTAATCGGAAACATGTGTGCGCTGTCAGATCGGCTGCCTACCTGGAGAAACGGCGACGATCATCGAATCAACCCCTGATAATCTCAGGAATCCTCTGGGAGCCATTCGAGATCAGCAGTAGTCTCAACCACCCTGGGCACCTCGTTGCGCAGCTCGACAAGCAGATTGGATTCCGAGATTTCCAGCCCAATCTTCTCTGCCCGCAGCCGCTCAACCTCAGCGATCAGCTCGGGCACGAGAGTGCGCGCCTGGGCGATGAACTCGCCATTCCCCCGCGTCCAGGTCTTCGCGACAGGAGGGCGGTGACCGACCGGATCAACGTTTATATTCCCGCCTCCGACCTGAACCCACGGACCCTCATACGCGCCTTCCAGTGCGGCCTTGGCCCGCTCAACAACATCACTCATGCGGGACACGTCCAAACTTGCGACATACCTCTGCAACTCAGTACTCATGCGGACCTCGGCTCATAGCTACGCGACTTCATCCACTCATCAACCTCATTCAGGTCAACACGCGCCTCCCGACCGTTACCGATCGGATATGCCTTCAACCCATCGTTTTTGACTGCCTCCCGTATCAGCACGTCTGATTTCAAGCGGAGGTATGACGCGGCCTCTTTGAACGTGGCCCATCTGGGAGTGCTCATTTCGCATCCTTCGGTTTCGACTGGAACAAAGGCTTCTTCGGTTTCGGGAAATGCTGAATCGGAGGCCGCGGGCGTAGAATGAAACGTCATCGCGTCTCCCTCATCGCGTTTCGGATGATGGTCAGCTGGTCGATCAGATCCGTGAGTTCATCGGCGGTGAGAAGGACACCGGCGTCATTTCGGTAACCGGCAACATTGAGGTAGGCCAGGTCGGTTCCGTCGTAGTTCCCTAGACCGATGGTCACACCGCCGTGTGACTTTTTGATCAGACGCTGAGGATCCGAGTAGAAGATGAACGTCATGACGCGGCCACCAAAGCGAGCTGCCCGGTACCACCGAGACGCTTGTGCAACTCCGCCAGACCTTTCGGCGTGATCCGCACCGTCGGCTCACCGTTGACGTACTCGCCGCGGGTCTCATGCCAGAACGGCTTGGCCACCTTCTCGGCGAGGCGACCCGTCTCCAACTGGGTGCGGTACGCCTTCCACCGACCCTGCCGCTTGAACACCCAACCGATGCTCGACATGTACTGGAACAGGGCGCGTTCCTTGATGTTCACCGCCGGATCGCGGGATAACACCTTCGCCGCATCCGACACCGAGTAGTCCCCAGCTGCCTCAGCGAGTTCGTTCCACGCCGACGCCGGCACGGACAACTCCAGCGCTTTCGCCTCAGCGAGTTCGGCGCGGGTCTCCGCCTCAACCACCCACTGCGCAAGGGTCTTGCGATCGGGAAGCGCGATGTTCGTATCGGCGGCGGAATACCCGCCCGTCTTGCGGATCGACGGCAACACCTCATGCGTCATCCACCGCTTGAACGGCTTCACCTTCGGAGACCGGCTGATCATCAGCAGCGACCACACACCCGCCTCGGTGACCGCCACCATGTTCTGGGCGCCCCCAAGGGTGTCGACGGCGACCGACACCCTTTCGTCTGAGTCGAGCTGAGCGATCGCATCCCGGTATGCCTTGATCCCGACCGCCTCACACACATCCTTGGCAACCCAAAGAGGCTGATCGGTGAACACGTGCCGCACGTTGTGGTCCTCGAACGCATTCGAGGTCGGAACGAGCCCTGGTTGTCCGGTGGTCTTGTCGAACACGGTCTGCTGCACCTCAGGTGTGTGATGGGTCAAATGCCAGTGCTCACCACTCGGGCACTGATAGGCGTAGAGACGTTCCTTGCGGTTGCCGTAGCCGGCGAACTTCTGGCGCTGCCACCGATTCGCTTCGGCCTGTGACCGGTACTGCTTCTTCCCTGGAGTCGGGCAGACCCCTCGGTTGATACGATTGAGTTCAGACATTCGAGCTTCTCCTCGTTGTCTCTGCCCTCACCTGCTGCACACAGGTGAGGGCTTTTTTATGCGGCGGGGTTTTTCTGCTCGGCTGGCCTCTCCAATACGGAGACGGGAACCTTGAGCGCGACGGCGAGCTTCTTGGTGACGGTGGCGTTCGGCCACCGGTCACCGTTCTCAAGCTGGGAGAGGTAAGGGGCGGAAACTCCGCTTTCGCGGGACAGCTCGGCGGATGACCAACCTGTGCGCTCACGGATGATCCGGAGTTCCTGCCACACCCCGTAGGACTGTTTGACCATGCCGCCAACTGTACTGCGAACAAGTGCAAACTGCAACAGTTCGCGATGAGTTCGCGCCAACAACGCATTGACCTGCGATGTTCGAAAATTACATGCGCGTAACTGCAAAGAATCGGTGCGGTGCAAGCAGTGGACTTTGCACCTGTTTGCACGCGAACATGTAGGCGTGAACGAGAACAAGGAACACCGCGAGGACTGGCCATTCGGGCCGGAACTCAAGCGGCACAGAGAACGCGCTGGGCTATCTCAGCGCGAAGCATCGCGGCGCACAACGCCACCAGGCGGCGACAAACCAGCCGTCAGCGCAGGACGGTGGAAGCAGTTGGAGACGGGATGGCAGATCAACAAAGGCACACTGATCCCAATCGGAACAACCGCAGCCACCGTGGCCGCCGCTGCCCGAGCCGTCGAATGGGATGTGACCGAAGCCCTGGCGATAGCCGGATTTCAGCAGTCAGATATTCCGCCGCCGCCACCTGAGCCAGCGATAGGCCGCTACTCAGATGACGAACTTCTCGCCGAAGTCCGGCGACGATTACAGGAGGTACGAAATGTCATGGAAACTGCGCAGACGACGCGAACACCGCGCGAAACGCATCAAGACCAGGAGGAAGCCTTAGGCGCCAGGCCCGGTGAACCGCCGCAACCGCGCCAGCCTAGGGCCAGCGAAACAGGCCCTGCGATCCACGCCCACGTCGCCAGGAGCGTCCGGGCGCGTCAACGCCGCAAGGACTAGGCGCGCCCGGTTCAGCGACCACATTGTTGGCGGGCACTCATCCATCGCGTTCAAAATCCGCGCCAGCAGAGTATCGAGATCGTCATCAAACATGGGCTGCACCTACCGAAATGAACAACACCGGCCGCCCCTCGCAACCGGATGCGTAGACGCTAACGGATCGTTGCCAAGATCGACACACGAAGCCCACAAATGGGAATATCACGATTAGATAACCGACAGTGCGTCACGTTTGCCAGCCCCTCACCAGAAAGCGCACACATCCATGAACAACAACAACGCAGTCTCGCTGGGAAAAGTGATGGCCGCCGCGCTCGGCGTCCTCGTCCTTGTCGCCATCGTCTCCGCCCGTGGCGACAAGGACGACGACACCACAACGCAAGCCGCCACAACGTCAACCACCACCACAGCGCGCGTGAACCCGTATCGGACCATCCCCGGCGACGGCTACCACAACATGGGCGGCGCCGACGGATACGACTGGGGCACCTACACCGCCACCATCCCACCCGACTCCCCCGGCTGCACCTGGGCCATCGTCAGCGTCTCCGAGTATCGCGGCGGCGAAACACTCCGCGAAGGTGAAGCACCATCCGGCACTGTCCGCGCGAACATCCAACCCGATGGTGTCGCGTCGTGGACCGGCACAATCAACGGGGATCATCGCATCGTGTTCCGCACGAGCGGCTGCGGAACTTGGACCATGACGGAGTGACCACCCGCCAGAACGCAAAAAAGCGCCCTGCCGGGGATGGTGAATCCCTCGGCAGGGCGCATTTACAGTCGGTCGCCTTATTTTGTTTCTAACGCAAACGTTGATGGGAGCAGTTCGGACAGCCCCTGCATGGCCTCCAGATGCCTCGCCCGGTCCGCATGCGCATAGATCCGCTGCGCATCCACACTCGCATGACCCAAGATCTCCATACGCGTTTGCTCATCCACACCCGCTGCGCGCAGCAATGTCGAGGTGGTGTGCCGCGAGTTGTGCGGCGGCAACGACTCGGTTGGACCGATCACCCCAGCAGCGCGGAACACGCCACGCCACACGTCGTAGTCCGAACGGGGATCGATCGGCTTCCCCTCCTTGTGCCACACCAAGTCATGCGGATTGTCGGCGCGGAGTTTCTGCATCGCCACATACAACGGCGGCAACAACGGCACCTCACGCCAACCAGCGTCCGTCTTCGGCCGGGTGAACAACAACGACCCCTCACATTCCTGATACTCGAAATGCGCCGGCAGGTCCCACCGGGACTGCGGGCATGCCCATGCCCGTGTCTTCCCGCAAGGCCAGTACGGGGGTTTTTTGGGCATACGGTCGGGCCGGGACAGCGGTGACGGTTCGGGTAGAGGATCCCCACAGCCGTGGACGCGGGTTTCCGATTGCAACTGCCAAGCGATGGTGATCCATCCCTGAGCGGGGTTGTCGACGTAGGGCCAGCGCAGGCCGAGGAGTTCCCCACGGCGGGCGCCCGTCAGGAAACCGGCGGCGATCCGCACCGCATCTGGTTCGTCGCACACCTGGAACGCGGTGTGGATGATGTGCTGCGCCACGTCCGCCGGGAAGCCGTTGCGTTTCTTCTTCCGGTACTCAGGTTTGTCGACCAATGCGGCCACATTCCTGGTCGCCACACCCTCCGCTACCGCATCGTCCAAGGCTTTCTGGACGATGACATGGACCAGCTCGGCGGTGCGGGAGGCCCCGATCTCGGAGTGCAGGTCCCGCACATGCTGCGGGGTGAGTTTGTCGATGCGTTTCGCGCCGAGGATCGGGTTGATGTGGTTGTGGATGGCGGCCCGGTAGTCGTTGAGGACGCCGGGGCGGACTTTACGTTTGGCGTGGATGTTGTCGATCCAGTGCAGCATCCACTTCTCCACAGTTGTGGATGAGGTGGTGGCGATGCGGCCCTCTTCGACGTCGCGGCGGAGTTGTTTGAGTTTGGACATGGCGGTGTTGCGGTCCACGGAGGACACCCATTTGTAGCGGCGGTTGCCGTTGCGGTCGGGGGGTAGTTCTACTCGCCCCATCCATTTGCCGTCGGCGCGTTGGAAGAACGCTCCGTCTCCGCGAGTTCTGCGTTTCTTAGTTGCCATCGTTATCCCTCCCAGGGGGTCACCCTACGGTTCACCCTACGGTGCTACGCAGCATTACGCAGAACTGCGCAGTATCGGGTGTCTACCTGCGGGTTTGACAACGTTTCTCCTGGTATGCAGCCTATCAACCGCTGACTCTTAATCAGCGGGTCGGGGGTTCGAAACCCTCACGGCGCACAGGTCAGAGGCCATAAGCCTCAGAGGGGATCACCCTAAAGGTAACCCTAGAGGGGATTTCACCGGGAAACCGCCAGGATGCTGGCGGTGAGCCGCCTGCCAAAACAGCGGCCACACGCCCGATGACGACACACCGAGGCGCAAGTTTTTCGCCAAGCGCACAACTCGGAGTATCCTTCGATACAGCGTCACCCGACAACATGGGGGGCTCGACGCATAAGATTTCTGATGCGCTCGAAAGGATGCCACTGAGATGGGAGACGCACCAACCCCTCGCCGCTTCGTCAAACTGGCTGAGGCGGCCGCATATCTTGACGTAACACCCCGCACCATCCGGCAAATGATCGCCGACGGGCGTCTGACCGGCTACCGCGCTGGTGCCCGCCTCGTCCGCGTCGATTTGAACGAAATCGACGCCGCCATGCAGCCTTTCGGGGGTGCGGCCTAGATGCAGAGACACAGAAATGCCCGCAGCTACTGACCGCTACGAAGCTGAACGCGACCCGGATCACTCCACCATCGGTGACTCACTCACTCAGTACTCGATCGCGGGTGAGGCATTCACGGCTGGTGCGCAGTATGCGTTGGATCGCATCGTGGCGACCATCGACCGGGTTCTCATGGACCCGAACACATCCGAGTATCTGACCGACCGTGCCGCGGATATCCTCCGGGGTATTCACGCGGGAGAGCTGTCCTGATGTGTGGTGGTTGTGAGGTTAATTCGGATGACACCGTTTACGGCATGTGCACCGCTTGCGGCTCCATCGAGGTCGCGTTGACGCAGCCCACTGGCAGTCGGAACCTGAGCCACATAGGCGAATCAACCACCTACCCGACCGGCCACGGATGCGAGATGTGCAACTGATGAACACCGATGATCGTTGCGGCCGGTGCGGTCAACCGTTCAAAGACGGGGAGACAGTGATCGACACCCTTCCCCCAGTGCACCACACATGCCCAAACATGGATGAAGAAGCAAGCCGATGAGTGTCCTCGCTTGGTACGAATCACGATTCGACGAGATGCTCGGCAGCGACGAAGAACCCATGCACACAGTGGGGCGCGTGTTGTATTACGCATCGATCGCCACGTGGATAGCGCCGTTCCTCATGGTGGCGTTCGTCCTGATGGACGTGGTTGACGAGTTCATGGACGAGCTGAAGAAACGATGGGAAGAAGCCAATGGCTGACGCTTTGAAACCCGGTTGGTACCTGCGCCGCACCGTGTACGGAACGACTCGGTATATCGGCCCATACCGCACGTGGTTGGGTGCGCGGATACATGCGATCCGCCGGTTCGATTCCGTTCGACGGGTGTACCCAAACTAGACATGAAGAAAGCCGCCCCCTTGCACCGGAGAGTGTGCAAGGGGGCGGCTTTCTTCACAATCCGAAGATTAAGCCAGGACGTAAACCAGCAGCGCGACGATCATCCCCGCCACGACCGCCAGCCACACCGACCGCCACAACTCCAACTGCGGATCACTCACCAGACGACTCATCCCAATAACGGTTCACCAAACCATCGGTGACATACCCCGCCTGACCTATAGGTGTGATCACAGTCGTAGCACCCAAGTCCATGCGGTCACCGTCGATGCGTTCCAACCCGACGACCACCACATAGTGGGCCACCTGCCAACCGTCTCCCATCGCGTCCAGGCTGGCTTGGATCGCGCCGCGAACAGGATCAGCAGACATCACGACGAACCCACGCCTTGATCACGTCCCACAGGAATCCCACCGTCACACCGTGATCGAGGAACGTACACACACGAATATTCACGTCACACCCCCCGCACAACGCTCATGCGCTCAGGCTCAATGGACAACCGCGAATGCGCGCCGCAGCTGGTGCAGCGGCGCATCGTGTAGGTCAGCACGTTCGCCACATATCGGCGCGGAATCAACACGGTTTCACTGCCGCACCGGTTACACACCGTCAGCTTGTCCTCGCCGTCCACAAACAGCGCCGGATGATTCTTGATGTGCGGCCTCAGGAAGTCGTACAACCCCTGCGTGGCAATGACGTCACCAGCACAGTAGGCGATGAGACGTTCCCGGTCCACGGCGCTCTTCTCCGTCACGGCGCGTTCCATCGCAAACCGGTCGTAGCGATCAGTTTTCGCAGTCAGCCCGACGATCTGGCAGAACGCATCCAACCCTTTGAACGGCGCCCCGGATTTGAACTCACGGCGCAACACCTTCAGTGTGTCCACCGTTTTGAACGGCGGCAGCGGCGGCAACCCAGCCTCGATGTGCAGGTCGCCTTTCAGCCACGGCACATCCGCCTCGTCGATGTAGTGCCCAACAACAATGTCAGCCTGCGCCAGCAGATTATGCACGCGCCGCAGGAACCGTTTGCGGCCACCACTGTCCCATTCCGCGAGTTGAATGACCTCGGCGTCGTGGTACCACTTGGCGCACACGATCGTGGTGCGCGGCATTCGGGTCACCGTCTCGTACTGCACGTACCGGTTCTTCAGGTCGCCCCTGTCCCACCAGTACTGTTCGGTGATGCCGGGGAGCCGTTCGACGTCGAGGATCAGAATTTTGTTGCGCACACCCTCGGATATGCGGACCTGACGTAGGTCGCTAGTCAGGGACATGATGGTTCCTTGCGTGGTGCCGCCACGATTGCGGATTCATGTCGGGCATGCCGTGTTTGATGAGTACTCGCAGCACGTCGGTGAACTGAACCTCGCCGCGTTTGGCGGACTCCACCGCCGTGTTTATCTCTGCGCGTTCCTGTTTCGACCGGGCGCCCGCCCAGTCGCATGCGGGGCATGTGCGGGGTTGCAGGCCCGCGAGATCGGCCAGTAGTGACATTCGTGCGCCCTTCTTTCCTGGTGGTTACCGGTCGCGGCGTTTGTCGCCTTCGATTCGTTCCAGTCGTTCGGTTCGCAGTTCCTCCCTCAACCCTCCGATGTCCCGTTGAATCTGTTTGAAGCCGTCGCGCACCAAATCGCGTATCTCGTCGAGGTCGTCACGCATGTTGGTGTCATGGGTGTTGACGGTCTGCTCGTGAATCTCATCGGTTTTCGCGTCGATCTGGCGTGCGCGCTCCCGGCCCTTACGTTGCCCTCGAACAGTGAGGACACCGACAATTCCCGTTCCGATCGCTGCGATCGTGGAAGGCAAACCGATGATGAGCAGTCCTATCAGGTCGATACCATCTTCGGGCTGGTACGCGGCATCCATTGCTTCGCGCACCGATTCCCACATCATGCGGCAGTGACCGCTCTAGTCGCAGAAGCCGTTCCGGGGTTGCCGCGGCGTTCCGCGCCGATAGACATCAGCAGTGACACCACTGCGGCGCCGCCGGACACTGACAGCACCGATATCCAGTCGGTGGTCATCAGGTCGACTGCCCCGGCGCCGAGGGTGGCGATCGCGGTTTGGGCGAATGTGCGTATGGCCCGCTCGGCGGCGTCGATCCAGAATGAACGTGTCAGCATGGTGCCTCCTATGTGCGTAGGTAGTCGATGGCGGGCTGGGGGTTGTAGTCCACGTGTGGGCCGGTGCGTTTCGCGAAGAACATGCCCGCGTCGAGGATCGCCCGGGTGATCGCGATCGTCTCCGGCAGCGGGGCTTGTACGAGTTCGATCACTTGGGCCAGCAGCGAATCGGGGCCGGTGAACAGGTCAAGGTCGCGCACGATCTGCCATATGGCGTTGCGGACCTCTTGCGTGTCGCCGGGTTCGGTGCAGGCATACAGGTCGCCTTGGTGGGCGTAGTCGCGCCACCAGCCGGGGGTGTCACGCATGCCGTTGGAGGACACGCCCTGGGTGTTGGATGGGGCCATTGGGGAGCCGCCGTGATCAGCCCACACGTGACCGAGTTCGCGGTTCGGGTTGCCCCACGTCACGGCTTTCTCGATGTGCGGTTTCATCCAATGCAGGGAGCCGTCTTCGGGTGCGATGTGGTTCATCCACAGTTCGGAAACCACTACCGCGCCTTGGGAGTAGCCTGCTAGCGCGGCGCCGTGGGTTTCGATGCGTTCGCGCCACCGGTTAGCTTGGTTGTGGGTTTCGGTGATGGCGGCGGTGATGGATTTGCCCATCGGGAATGGTGCTGCTGGGTAGCCGATGGGTTGCCACAGGTATTTGTCTTCGACGGCGCGGGCGGTGTCGGCGTCGGGGCCGATCCACCAGGGAACACCGGTGCCGCACACGGTGATCAGCACGGGACGGGTGTCCACGACGGGGCGCGGTAGGTAGCCCATGACGTACTTGGTTTCGGCCCCTACAATCCCCGGGATGTAGAGCCCGTCGCGCAACAGTCCTGCCGTGTTGTATCGGGCCTGCATCTCGGCGACCGCGGCGGTCATCTGCTCGTCGTAGAGCGGGGTGTCGGCCAAATCGCCCGCGTAGGAAGCGAACTTCTTCCGCATGAACGTCTTGATCCTGCGGATCTCGTCGCTGGAGTCGCCAAGTCCGAGGCCGACGTATTGCCCGTCGATGCGCATCAGGACTTGTCCTTGACGTCGTAGCAGCCTTCGACGCCGAGCTTCGCTCCGATCGCGCCCAGTACGTCCACCACTGTGCGGCCGCCGAGCTGCGGCCAGCCGTTCAGGGTGTAGCCACGCTGCTGACGCAAGGTCTCCACGGCGAGTTCGCGATCGGTCCAGTCGTCCGGGAAGTGCTTCACCTTCGGCGGTTCAGGTTCGGTCTTGCCGCCAGCCGCCCAGTGGTTGACGCGTTCGGTGAAGTAGTCCCACGGGAACCAGGCACCAACATCGGTGTGGGTGCCCCACTTGAACACGTCAGTCACCCACCGGTGATCCGAGATGCCCGGGCGGCCATTCACGTACGGCGGGGGCACAACAAGTGGCTCAAAGCCGTACTTCTTCGCGTCCTGCACTGCCAGATATGCGGCGACGTCGATCGCGTTGGACTGCTTCATCCACTGATCCAGCGTCCATGATGCGCGGGACCCAGCAAAGCACAGGTTGATGCTGATGCTGTTCGCGTTGCCAACAGACCAGGCAGCACGGTCGGTGTCGACGCAATCCACCACCGTCACACCACCATCGGACGCCTGGGAGATCGTGTAGTGGTAGGAGACGCCGTTGCTGTTCTGGAACCATTTGGCGAGGTTTTCAGCGGCTGCGTCCCCACCACCACCCTCCTGGGTGTGGATCAGGAACATAGTGGGCTTGCCGCTGCGGGAACTGTTGTTGGCCGACCAGATCGGAAACTCGTTGAAGTCGGGGCGTGGTTCGTCGGGCACGGCGGTACCTCCATCGGCGGGCCAGTACTTGTCGAGGTATGGGGTGACGGTGGTGATGCATGACTTGATTTCGGTGAGGTAGGCGCGGCGGCCGTTGGCGTACCAGTAGTCAGCGCTGGGCCAGTTGGGGGCCTGCTGCATCCAGCAGATGTTCAGCCATATATCGGTGCTGGCACCGGGTTTGGCGCGCCACACGTCGAGCTTGTCGAAGAAGCCTTTGATTTGGGCTGCGGCACCGTCGAAGCGGTGTGGGTAGGAGCCGTCCTGTTGGGCAATGCCGTAGGTGGTGTGGGTGGGGTCCCAGATGGCGTCGTTCCAGCCGGACTCTTGGTAGAAGGTGGACATGACCGCCAGGCATTCGCTGCGGGCGTAGCCGCGCGCCTTGGCTTCGGCGATGGTGATTTGGGCGACTTGATCTTTCGTGGTCACCGTTTGCTCCCGAGGATTCCGCCGAGAACGGGGATGGAGCGGAGCGCGCCGTCGATGATGTTGATGACCTGTTCTGGAAGGTTGGACAGGTCAGGGAGTTTCGCGACGATCTGATCATCCAAATCGGACAGATCGGGCAGGTTCTCGGTGATCCTGTCGGCGATGCGGTCAGCGATCCTGTCGGCGAGCGGTCCGAGCAGTTTGAGCAGGATGATTCCGAGACGGTCCATGTCGGGGGGTCCTTTCATGCAGAAACCCCGCGCACCTCGTGGTGGCGGGGTTTCTGTGGGGGTTGTTCAGATGTAGAAGAGGGTGTCGCGTTCGATGAAGAAGTCGATCGCTGGATGTCCTGTGGCGAACATCCACGAGATGAGTCCGGTGAGGGCGACACCGCCGAGGAGTCCGGTTCCGATCGCCCCCGCTACTCGTTTGGTCATGACAGTCTCCTGACCGTGACGCGGGAGGTGTCGATGAGGTGTTTGCGGCCTTGGTCGTCAGCGACGGTGAGGACGGTTCCTGCGGTGAAGAGGATGGTGGCGTTCCAGCCGGCGGGGCCGTGGCTGGAGATGTGGATCTTGTTCATGGCGGGTCACCAGGGCTCGGTGGTTTCGGTGTGGTGGCGTCCGCCGCCGCAGTGGCGTTGGCACTTGTAGACGTGTTTGGTGCCGTCCATCTTGTGGGTGCCGTCGGCGTGACGGGCGTAGGTCCAGTCGGCTCCTGCACCGCCGGATCCGGTGGCGCAGGCGTGCTTGTAGATCTGGCCGTGGCCGGTGCCGTGGTTGTCGCAGTGTTTGGGTTGGGCGTCTGCGACGGCGGGTGTGAGGAGTGCGAGGGTGAGGGCGGCTGTGATGGTTGCGATGGTGTTGCGTAGCATGGGTTGGCCTCCTGTTGGGGGTGGGCCGCTCGGCGGGGTTGGTTTCTCAGGCCTTCGCCCCGCCGGGCGGTGTCTCAAAGTTGATGAATCAGACTCTACACACTTTAGTGTGTGCCCGCAAGTACATGTACCATAGTGGGTATGGTCCGATATCTGAGCATCACGGAGGTGGCTGAACGGACTGGCCTTGCCCTCAACACAGTGAAGGCATACAGCCAGGTACCCGGCCGACTCCCCGAGCCCGATGCCATTGTCGGCCGCGTCAAGGGTTGGCTCCCCGAGACCATTGACGCCTGGATGGCTCGACGTAGCTAAGCCAGAGTGAAGATCGGCGAAGGTGTCCCGTCCGAATCGATCGTCAGGGTATTGCCGGAAGCCACGCTCACATCGGCGGGGGTGGCGTCGAGAAGGACATAAGCAAGCACGTTGCCGCTGACCTCGTACAGCACTGCCCAGCGTGCGGTGATCCCCGACCCGGACGCGGTCCACACCGGGTTGGTGGCGAATGACACCGCCACACTCGTGGTGCCCGTCAGGGTGAGGGTGACGGAGACACCACCGGTGGTGTAGCCGTTGCCGTTCGACACTTCACCGGTGACACCTGCCCATGTGGTGGACGATGCACCGATGTTGGATGAGCTGGTGACGAGTGCGACTTTGAAGGTGTCGGAGTCGAGGTCGAACGTGCCGTCGAGCAGCATCTTGCGGGCTGCTTCGGGTAGTGTCCAGGTGCCTGCGGCCATGGGGGTTTCCTTTCAAATGGCAAAGCCCACCAGGATTTCTGGTGGGCTTCGAGGGTGGTTGGTTTGAGTTAGGACAGTGGGACGAAAACACCGGCCCAGCCGGCGCTGATTCCGATCGTTGCCGAAACGGTTCCCGACGCGGCGACGGTGTTAATGGCCAGTGCGCCACCGGCGTTGAATGTGTTGTACCTGTTGGTGGCTCCGGAGTAGGAGCTGAATCCGCCTATCGTTCCGCCGCCGTTACCGGCGGAGAACACGTGCAGCCCGACACCACTGGGCAGGGTCACTGACTGTGAGGGTGATGCGCTGAGACCTGTGGCGGTGGTTACTGTTCCCACTGCGGATACCCCGGTGAATGCGATGGCGTTGGTGACTTGCCACGATCCGCCGGTGGAGGGGGATGTGACTACTTTGGCGGTGCCGTTTCCGGCTGCGGCGATCCGGTAGATCGCTACGCCGCCGTACCCGGCAAGGTTGTTGTGGTTGATGGTGGCAACCAGTGTCATGGCAGCTCCGCCGTAGGTGGGGCTGCCACTTGGCGGGGCGCTGCGATCCCAGTTGATCACCACGAACACGTCCGCGCCTGCCGGTGCGGTGAAGTTGAAGTTGGCGGCTGATCCGAATCCTGTTGAGCCGGGTCCGATGGAGTTGTATGCGACGGGTGATTGGTTGGTGATCGTGGGTTGGTTGCCGGTGATCGCCAGGGATGCCTTTGTGGGTGTGAGGATGGTGTTTTTCACCACGTTGGGTTGGCCGCCGGTGATGGTGAGGTTGATGGCACCGGGGGTGAGTCGGCGGTCTTGGGTGATGGTTGGTGTGCCACCGGTGATCGTGAGTGCCGCGCCCGAAGGTACAGCGACCGGCCCGGACAAAGGCTGCCCACCAGTGATGACCAGCTCCACGGGTTCTGGTGTGATGACAGCGTTTTGGGTGGCGGTGATGGTGGGGGTTCCACCAGTCACCCCCACCGCAGCGGGTGTGGGGGTGGTGATGGTTTCAACGATCCATCCGGGCATCACGCACCCCCATTCGGAAGGTTGGACCACTCGATGCGGTTGTAGCCATCGGTGCCGGTGCCGCCATTGGAGCCGTCACCGCTGCCGCCCGCAGAACCGCCACCGCCGTTACCAGCGGGGCCGGAGCTGGTGCCGTTCGATCCGCCGTTGATGCTGTTGTCGTTGGACAGCTTGCCTCCGGCGCCGCGGCCGCCAGCCCCCGCGCCGTTCGTGCGACTCTGGCCGCTGGTGGGGCTGCTGCCGCCGTTGCCGCCGTTGCCGCCGGAAAACCCCGTGGCGTCGAGACCTGCGATGACCGCGGTGCCGCCGAGGCCGCGCGCGCCGCTGCTCGATGAGTTGGTGCCCTTTTTGCCGCCCTGGCCGCCGTTCGCGGTGAGCGACACACCACCCGAGGTGAACGTCGACGCGCCGCCGTCGGCGCCGTCCTTGCCATCACCCGAATAGGACTTGGCGCCGCCAGCTCCGCCGAGGCCGCGTGTCGTCGAATACGTCGATCCCATCAGCTCCACCGGCACCCACACATCGATGTACGCGCCGCCGCCGCCCCCGCCGCCGCCGTAGCGGTAGCCCGAGTTCGAGCGTCGACCAGAACCACCGCCGCCGCCCGCGCCGCCCAGGCGCACCCACGCACCCGTAGTGCCCACCGGCACCGGGGCGTTGGTGCGATTCACGTTCTCCTCCACGAACGGTTCGAACGCGGCCTTCACCTCCACCCTCGGCTGGCCGCCCGCGACGGACAGCACCGCGCCCGCCGGGGTGAGCGCCGAACCACCAGGACGACCACCCGAAACATGCAGCGCCGCAGGCGAAGGAGTCAAAACCTTGTTCGCCACATCAACCACAACCTGCGGCTGACCACCCGAAACATGCAGCGCCGCAGGCGAAGGAGTCAAAACCTTGTTCGCCACATCAACCACAACCTGCGGCTGACCACCCGACACGGTCACGGTTCCCGGCAACGGTTTGGCATCCACGTCGACCGCGATCGTCAGATTGACTGCGATCGACGCCCACCGGTTCGGAGACGCCGACAACCCCGAAACCTCACCAAACCCAATCGCCGTATTCACCCACAACAACGGATGAGTACCCACCGTCTGCGCACGATTACGTCCACCACGAATCGCATCCAACGCATACATCGGCGCCCCAAAAGCACCCGCGGAGAACGCCTGCAACGTAATCGAACCCGACTGCCCAGATACCGCCTGAGAATGAACCACGCCATTCCCAAAGTTCATGCTCGGCGCACCAACAGACTGCACATTCTCAAACGCCGACCCATAGGCCGTAATCCAACCGCCCGCACCCGTGATCGTCACAGTCTGCGCCGCGCCCGTCCCAGCGGCCGCAAGACGATACAACGCCTGGCCGCCATAATCGGCAGTATTGTTGTGATATGCCACCGCGATACGCGGCATCTCCACACCGCCGTACGTCACTGTCTGCGGCTGCCCGGTACGGTCCCACGACACCGACAAAAACACATCTGCACCATCAGGGGCAGTGAAAGAACCTGTCGCCGAACCCAAACCGATGATCGGCTGCGACACCCCCTTATATCCCAGGTTCGCCGGGGACGGCTTGAACACCATCGGATCAGCAGGAACCGTGCACGCCGTGTACTCCGGTGCCGCCATCGAACCAGGCACAATATGCTCAGCGATCTGCGGGAACATCCGCGAAAACGTCGACACCACCATGCCGTCCGTACCAACGGTCTGCGAGTTCTCCGCAATGCAAATGATCGCCCCTGTTTCGGGATGCCACATCGGCGAACACTCATAGCCAGGCCACGAACCAGCATGACCTTTCCACTCACCGTAGTCGTACATGCCCAGCCCGTAGCCCACCTGCGAGGGTGCGCCGTAGCCGGTTTGCATCGGAATCGGGCAAAACGTTGACATCCAAATGCTGTGCATCTCAGGCGACAACAACGCACCGTCGCGGCACGCCGCGCACCACTTGTGCAGGTCGGCGATCGTCGACACGATGCAACCCGCCGCATACGCGTACGACGGATGAATGAACGTCGGATCACCGGTGATGCCGCCACCGAAACCACTCGCGTACGGTTCCGGCATCGCCGACGTTGCAGGCCAGAATGTTTCAGTCAACCCCAACGGCTCGAAGATGTCCTCGATGACAATGTCGCGCACATTGCGGCCAGTGACCGCCCGCAGGATCAACCCGAGCAGCACATAATTGCCGTTGGTGTAATGAAAGTCGGTGCCTGGCTCGAACATCGAAGCGCCCGCCTTGATGACGTTGTAGTGGGCTTTCTCGTTGAACTCCGATCGGGGAGCCAACGCCAACCCGATCAGCATGTTCAAGCTTTGCTGCTCGTCGAAAATCCCCGACCGCATCATCAGCATGTGACGAATCTTGATCTTCGACGCGTTCGGAATATCGCTCAGTTTGTACTGGTTAGTGTCGAACTGATCGAGGGTGTCCTCCAACGAAATCAGACCCTGATCCACCGCGCGCAAAACCGCCATACCGACGAACGGTTTCGTCGCCGAACCAATCCGAAAATGGTCATCGGTCGTGATGGGGCGTTTCCCGGCTGAACCACGAGCACCCATGTAGGTGCCCTTGGGGCCGGTGATCAGCCACACCAACCCCGGGCCTGCCCCGGCGGCCATCGCGTCGCCAAGGATCTGATCGATGACCGCCTTATCGGCAGGGTCCATCTCCGAATCGGGAGTGAACTGTTCAGTCGTCTCCTCAGTGACCGGGCCAGGATCAGAAATGTTGCCGGCCTGATCAATCGTGCGGGTATAAATTCGGTACGGGGTGCCGGACGCCAGACCAGTCCAATCCCAATCCTGATCAATCGGAATCGGCTGCTCGTTGAGCTTCTGATCCGTGTCCGCGTTATACACGTTGTAGGAGACAACGCTCATTCGTCTGTGCTCCCCACTGCTCGCACCGTGATAGTCGAGAACGACTTCCGCACAACCTCAGTCGTCGGCGGCGTCGGCGGTGTCGTATCAACCGGCTCCGGGGTAGGCGCATCCACCGCGCGGCGGTAAAACTTCACCCAACCACCACCAGGAGCACCAGGACCACCATGGTTGAGGAACCGGTCACCACCATTACCGCCACCACCCGGCGCGATACCACCACCACTGGGCACCTTCTGATGCCCACCCGCCAAATACTGCTCGCCGTTGTACTCCAACGGTTCCGGGTAACCACGGCCGATCGGCTTCCCGATCAAACCGAGCGAATCACCACCCGCGCCGCCCTCACACCGCAACTCGTGCACACCGGTCGACGTTTCGAACGAAAACACAGTGTCGCCGCCATTGCCGCCCACACCAGTACCACCAGCACCCGGCGTGCCCGGAATCAGGGAAATGATCACGTCCTCATCGGCCTCGAAATGTTCACCCTCAATGAAAGTCGCTCCGTTCGGCTTACCAGGCCAGCCGCCCTCACCGAACTGCGCCAAAGACGCCTGCCGGCCGCCACCCGAACCACCCACACCGAACAGGTCAAACGCGTTCGCCCACTTCGGCTTCGCGATCGTCGTCTCATTCGTGCCCAAGTAAAGAACCATCGGGTCGTAATGATCAGAACCCGAACCTGTGTCCACGGCGAGTTCAATCCACGGCACCTTCGCCGACCGCACCACCGCCGACTTCGCAATCACCAACGGGGGATTGTCCGGATTGGTCGTCTCGTCGCGCACCGCCGCCGTCGACTTCACATTCGCATACGGATGATCAGGAATGTCATCCTCTTCGTCATAGCCGCGGATGTAGTGCGTGCCCGACCCGACGATCACAACCTGCACCTCAAACTCGTCGCTGACCTCGCGGGGCAGCGCCTCGTCAAGCTGGTAATACACCCAGCCGGTCGTGTCACCCGGAGGCAGCAGCGACACCAAGTTCGGCGAGTGATGCACCAGCCCACGCGCACCCGTAGCCTTGTCAATCTTGCGGACATTGGCGTAGCACGCAGTGATGTCCTGCGATCCCTTACCGAGCCAGCCGATCACACCAATCGGCTCCGACTTGGCGGCACGATAAGTGATGGCCAGCGTCGCGTTCTGCGTCACCGGAAGCCACGTATTCGCATTCGAATACGGATAATTCGCGTCCCCAGAAGGCAACAAACCCTTATCGACCGGCTTGTTCGTGGAGATCCCCGCCAGCAGCCACGCAAACGCCCCCTGCGCCGCGTTCGACGACACCTGAAGGATCGTGTTAAACAAGTCCGGGAGGCTCGCCCCCGTGCCGTGCTGACCCACCAACCCGCCAACGAGATGGTCCAAGAAATCCTGAATCGCCTCAGCAATATTGCCGGCACCCAACGACCCCAAAATGTTGGCAGGGTTGATCGACGTCAACGCCTCCACCAACTCCTCAAACGGGTTCAGAATCGCCCCGACCGTGCCCCTAAGAGTGTTGATGATCGTCTCAATGAGCAGATCGATCCGACCCAACAAGTTCTGCAGAACGTCAGGCAAACCGTCCACCCAATCCTGCTTCAACCGGGTGTTCTGCGACGCCGACGCATCATCGAAATAAAACGTTCCACCCGTGACGGTTTCAGTGACCAGGAGCCGAACCTGAACCCCCGTCACACCCTCAGCAGGCTCATACACCCCCGACAGCTCAACACCCGGCCACTCCACATCCGCCGCACTCGGCGTGTAGGTCGCCACATCAACAGGCTCATCTGTCACATCGCCGCGATGCGGAATCACCTGCAACCGGACAGCAACACCCGAACCCACATACCCCTCATGCGCAATGAACACCTTCGGCGTGAACTCCTGCGCCACCGCGATCACGTCTTCGCTGTGAATCGCCTTCTGCGTGCCATCCGCAACGACCTTCGCCGCACCCGAACCGTCACTGCTGCGCGACTTGCCCATATCGATAGACCAGCCGGCGTCACTCGTGATCGAACCGGAAGCAAACTCGCCCGCCGACAGCAAGTTGATGGACTGCGCCCGCCCCAACTGGCCGAACAGCTGCGCCAGCAACGACCGCGGACCGATCAACAAGTTCAAGGGCTCGATGAAGACCCGGGTGACCGTCTCCCACACCTCGGAAGGCTGAACACCGTCAGAGAAATCGATACCACCGAAAATTGGCGACAAAATATCGTTGATCAGGTTGATGATGTCGCCGAGGATGGGGATGTTCAATGCCCAATCACGCAGCTGGTCGAACGACGCCTCACCAGGGATGAACACTCCAGCAACAGCGCGCACCACCCACGCCAAAAACTGCTCAATGAACTGCTCACCAATCTCAAGCAGCTGCTGAACAGTGAACGGCCGCTGCCACTGCAACGCCGACTGCTCCGGGTGAATACCCGGCTCAGACGGCACCGCATGAGCCCACTCCGGCAACGGATCAAACGATGACGTCATGGCAGCGGAAGAACCTCAACCGAAAACATCGACGTGGAAGCGGAAGTCGTGTACGTCACCGAACCCGCTTGCCGTTCACACCGGAAATAGATCGTCGCCGGTGTACCGGCCGTCACACGGTCAAACCCATCCGATGAACCCGCCGCAGGTCCCGCCACCAGGATCAGCCGCTCCGATTGCGCCACACCGGGGCACCGGCCGATCACGTTGCCGCCAGTCTCACCGTTCAAACGGGCCACAAGATCAACCCGAACATCGGCTCCCTCACCGGTGACGACCGTGTAGCCCTGCACGCGCGGCCGCCAATCGAACGGCTGCGCCGGGATAGACACCTGGGCCAGAGTCGAGTTCGCATTGCCCGAGGCGGTGTTGCTGATCGACGCTGGAACATACCGATCCCCTACACGTTGCGCCGCCAACACGAACCCGTCAGCGGTCGAGTTCACCACCGGCACCTGCCCCGCGACTGGGGACGGGTCCACATCCGTTGGGTCCCAAACCGCCTCACCATCCGCGCCTTTAGCTCCCGCGTGCAGGGCGAGGTTCAACCGGTACACGCCAGGCGTGGAAGTGGACGGCGGTGTGATCTCGGTGAACGACGCTTCCGCCGGGGTTGGGTCGTCCGGGTCCAGCTCCGTCAGGTTCACTGTCGTATCGAACGTGGCCGGAACACCCGGTTCGCCCTTCTCGATCGCGGGCACGCCAACACCGATACCGCCCTGCGGACGCAACTGGAGGATCGCCGCGCCAGCAGTCGGATCGACAGGAATCTCCACGATTCCCTCAAACAAGTAATGAGTCCCAGCGGGGTTCAAAGGCCACGACATTAGGGCACGCTCCATTCAATGTTGGGCGAGTTGCAGAAGAAATAGGATTGGGGACGCTTATCCCTGCGGTGACAGCGTGAGCACAGACAACGTTTCAAAAATCCCCGTGATGAACCGCTGATGCTTCGCCAACGGAGCCTCCGACTTACGCCCATCCCCCATTTGCAGAAGAACCTTCCGCTCATCCTGGGTAACCCGCCACATCACGTTCTCGATGTAGTCAGTCACCATGCGGGTACGCGACATGAACACCAGCGACATCAGACCGCCACGAAACACGTCACGCCCCAACGCATACTGGGCACCGTTACGGAACTGCACCGTCGCCGTCGTCTTACCCTGCGAATCAAACAAAGCATTGATGAATGCAAAGACTGTCTCGATGTTGTACGGCGCCGAGGCTGTCGGATAGAACCGCTCGATCGCCGGATGGTACGGGCCAACTTCGTCACGGCGGTCGTAGTGTTGAATCAGCTGGAACGCCAGGAAGCTGTTGTTCAGGAACCCCGACAGCAGATCGGACGGTATTCCGGTGAATCCGACGACAATCATCAGCGAGTCGATTAGCCATGCGAAGGTGGCATTCATCAGGTCGTTCAACCACTTTGGGGAACGACCACCAATGATGTGCTGCCAACCCTCCGGTGTGTGGTCAGTGATCGTGCACGCATCGATACCGGTGTCCTCACCCGGCTCGGGGGCCACGAAATAGGCGTATGGCTGCTCGAAATCCACACCCAACGCGGGCGCATAAAACACGCCGTCCATGCCGGGAACCTGCTTGATGACAGGTTTGAAGATGTCCCCCAGCGACCCGCCAAGGTCAATCGTGGTGCGCAGCACCGAATCCAGCACGGTTTTCGTCGGGCCAGTGATCTGTGACCTGTCCGCCGTGGAAAACACGTAGGTCGGTTGGTCCAGGTTCGACCACCTGTCAGGCTGCGGATCACCCGGAAGCCACAAATCCATGCGGGTATCCACACCGTACGATTGGGTAACGTCTTTGATGACGGCCTGAACGGTTTCCATCCGCACTGTCCGCGCGACCATCGGCGATGTGTCCAGCAGTGGATTGGTGCGTGACACATACACCGGGGTTCGCAGCATGCGGGTGAACGCCTGCACTGACAGCCCGTCACGCGACAGGGCTTGCAGCACGGTGCCGAACCATGCCCGGATATCCGGGTTCAACGACAGTCCGTTGTTGATGAACTCCAGCCACCCGGACTGCAACCGCAGAGCGCATTCTGCGACCATGTTCTCCACGACGGTTTGCAACGCCCACACGAACACCGCGTGTGAGAACGGCTGCGCCTGAATCGGCAGCCACCACGACGGCCAAATCACGTAATAGTTCAGGATGTCGCGGATACCGCGCAGTTCAGCGGTGCCGGTCCATGCGCTGTCACGGTACTCGAAGGTGTGGTTCTTCGTGTAGAACGCATACCGCAAACCCGCGGTCTCGACGATGACACCGACCATCGTCTTTTTGCAGTCCATGAACAAAGGGATGAGAGGGCTGTTCCCTTTGAGTACGATCCGGCCGGTTTCAACATCGTTGCGCGGGTCAGCACCCGACGCCTCGATCAAATCGCCACCAACCGCGCCCATCGGCTGCCAAAACTTGTCGCACACCGTGAACCGGAACGACGTGTCCACCTTCGATTTGCGTTCTGTCAACGCCCGCGCGGTTCGTGCGATCCTGTTGGGGTCGCCGGACTGGAGGGCGGATTGCCATGCGGCGGTTTCGCGTTCAAACTTCGACAACTGTCATCCCCTCCTTTCCTGGTTCACAGGCGCGCCACAAATTCACCCCTCACCGAGGTATCGGCCGGGGCTTGCCACTCCAGGGGCTACATCGGGTAGCGGCGCAACGGAGTCCCCGAAAGAATCACCTTCGAGTCAGCGTTGCCACCAACAATTTCTGTCTTCACAAAGAACTGCTGCGCCGGTTCGCCAGGCGACTTCGCGGGGATCGCCGCGTTCTCACTGAACCGGCCCGACAGGTACTTGTAGAAGTTGCCCTGCGGGGGAACAATCCCGAACATTGAACCGATCTGATCGGTGAATGCGTTCCGTTCCGAGAAGAACGTCAGCAGTGTCTTCACCGCCTGTTGGAAGATGTTCAGCTCCTGCGGCGACGGCGGCACAGACGTCAAATCCTGCACCAGAGTCGTCTGTGAGCGCGGGTCGGTACGCAGGAACACAATCTGATTCGGCAGCAGCGGACCAAACTCCACATACTCATCCGAACCGGGACCGTCGTACAACCGGAACGTGCCCGGACCGAACAGGGTGGCATCCCAATACATCGGCTGGTCACCAACATTGACCATCGGCACAAACCCTGATTGGGTGACATTCGCGTTGTCGCCGGCGGATATCTTCCGCACCGGGGCTGGTGTTGCCTGCGTGATCAACGCGCCACCGGCCTGCATACCGAACCCGATGCCCCGATAGTCCGGGCCGAGTTCACTACCGGTGCCGGTTTCCTTGTGCGACAGGATCGGCAACCCGTTACGCAGCACCTTGAACATGCGGGGATTACCCTCATAACCCGCGACCAGGGTGAACTTTTCCCCGATCAGCGGGGCCACCAGCAGCGGCCGTTGGAACATCACTGTCTGCGAGAAGTTGTTGAACCTCGACAGTTTGATCCAGTTGCCCTGCACCCTCATGCGGATGCCGTTGCCGTCCCAGTCGCCGTTGCTGTCGCGACCCATGCGCGCCCACAGGTCATTCGCCCCACTATCAGGGACACTCCACTCCTGAAACCCACCAAGCACCATCGACACAACCTGGTTGTCGGTGTCAGTGCCGAAGTCCTTGTACGGGCCGCACACCACTTCGCGGGTTTCGGTGGTCAGAGGATCATCCGGATCGTCCCTCCACCTCGCCTGGTCACCATTGGCGTAGATGTATCCGCCGCCGTCACCTTCGTAGTACAGCGGCCAATCCGCGCCGAGGTCCTGACTGCTCGTGGTGTCGTAGTTGAACGTGTCGGTCATCGACTCGTAGTCGAACTGGAAACTCGCCGTGTAGTCGTAGGTCCGCCAGAACCCCGAATCGGCCCGCAAACGAAGACTTTCACGCTGCCGCTTCCCGATCTCCAGCGGTGCTTGCGGAGCTCCTTGGAACCACCTGACCGGTGCCCACCAATGACCCATGTCGTGGGTGAGGAAGTTCAGGGTGGATTCCTGTTTGGCGTCGATCGACGCGATCAGGTCGCGGTAGACGCGGCGCGTCCATTTCGGCGACCGGCCGCGGCATTCCACCCCGACCTCGACTTCGATCGGGTCGTAGAGAGCATCAATGTTGGTGATGCCGTCTTCGGTAGCACCCTTTTGGTCGATGTGTTTCCACGGCGGGACCAGGCCCTTAAGGGACGTGAGATGCACCATCTCGGGTGCTGTGACCCGCTCGGGGACCGCTAGCCCGCCCATCATGTGGAAGGTGATCGACTTGTCGTAGGCGTCGAGCCACATCATGGGTTTCTCACCCTTGGCAAGGTGGTACCAGCCGTGGGGGGTTACATCCGTTGCGGGGTAATGCTTCTTAGCCATTTACCCTCCCGGCATGACGTACTGGTTTTGCAGGTGATAGGCGATGTCGCGGCCGGTGCCGTCTTCGGTGGCACGCTGGTTGTTGACCGTGATGTTGGTGTCGCCCTGGTTGACTTGGGTTTGGCCCTGGCCTGTGGCTTGCGGGTCGATGTCCTTGCGCTGCTGGGACGCCTGACCGGCAAGGTTCGGCAACGCCGGGGCCGCACCCGCCAAACCACCCGCGATGCGGGTGATCCAGTTGTTGTTCGCCAGATCCGATCCACCCGTGGGCAGGAACGTTTCCATTAACCCTTGGGCGCCGATCGCGGCGACCTGGCCGCCGTACTCGATGGCACGGTTGATCAGCTTCACCCCGGTCTGAGCGGCCTGGCCCGCGCCGGGTGCCATCGCGTCCAACGCCATCCCGCCGGCCTGCACCGCCATTCCGAGCGCGCCGCCACCGTCCATGCCGATCCCGCCGGAACCGGACCCGGCTGCGGGGGCGACGTTCGCGCCGATGTTGGTGGTGTTTGTTGGGCCGCCGGCGAACAGGCCTTGTGGCGCGCCCGGGGCCATCGGGCCGCCACCACCACCGGTGGTGGGAAGCGGCGCCGGGTTCGGCGCCCACGCACCCGACGACACCGGAGCCGTCGGGTTATTCAGCGCAGGGTCAGTGTTCTGGGGGCTGTACAACCCCGGTGCTGCGGCGCTCGCTGCCGACCCTCCCGGAACCGACGTCACCGGACGGTAATACCGCGACGTCAACGACGGATCGTCAGCGCCCTGCGACCCTCCGAGCCCCCGCTGAGCTGCGGCAGAGTCGCTACCCCAGTTGAACGGAGTTCCACCGGGAAGTGTGGCCTGCATGTGACCACTGTTGAACGCGACCCGGAAATCACCCGGCCCGCCCGTCCCCGGCACGAACCCTCGGGACTGCAACCACTGATCAGCGTTAGCTGTGGACATGGACCTACCCTCGGTGGGCCTGCCATCGAGAATGTTGACCAGATCCTCCACAGCGCTTGAGCAGTCGCCGATGCCCTTCGTTAGGTCCGCGATGCCGGTCTGCGAGTACCGGCCCGCCGGAACGTTGGCGAGTAGCGCCGCGTCACCGGGATAGGCACCGATCGGCGTCATCGACACACCGGTCGCACCGGCCGACTGGTAAGAACCCCGGTCGTACTGATTGTTCTGGTACTGCGGGCCGAACACTCCCTGCGCCCCAAGGACACCCATCAACCCGTGCCCGCCCTGAGTCGGGTTATAGGCCGAAATGGCCTGCAACTGCCCCAACAACGGGGCAGCAGCAAGGTTCGCCACGAACTTAGTGATGTTCTCCGCGATCCCCGCCAAACCCTTCGAGATACCGAAATCCTGATCCAACTTGGCGCCGATCTGCCCCAAATCCTTGGCATGCTGATCGGTTTGCTTCGTCAACTTCTCGTACTGATTCGCCCGCGCATCCGACATGCGCATCTCGGCGGCCTGAAGGTCACGTTCCGCTTCGATCACATCGTTACGGGCCTTGAGCCGGTCCTCTTCAGTCGCCTCGGTGGACTGCTCCAACTGGGCGGCGCGGGCACGCTTCTCCGCCAGTTTGTGGCGGGCATCAAGATACGACGATTCAGCGGAGAACACGGCAGCGTCCTGCGGCATGCCAGGAATCCCCGGCGGCAACGTCGTGTCATACGGCACCACCGGTGCATCCGGCAACTTCGGGCCAGACGACGACGACCCGCCGGCACTACCCGCAGCGCCCGGAAACAAATCAGCCAACGGACCATCAGGACCCGCATCCGCAGCAGCACCACCACCGCCACGGCGCCCGCGTCGGTCCTCCACGGAAACATCCAATGGAACCTGACCGGGAAGGTTACCGAACGGGGACGCTGGACCGTTCGAGTTCGGATCAGCAAGCCCAGGTATCGGGATACCACCAACCGTTGGCGTGCCAGGTCCAGACCCGCCGCCAAGCTGAGGAAGCGGAGACGGCTGCGGATCAACCCCCGTACCGCCCTGAATGTTGCGGTCCCACCACTCACGGGCTCTGCGCCCCAACTGGTCCGGCGTGTTCGAATGATTCCAGCTATCCGCGCCAGGAATCGCGTCCTGAATGGCCTGCTCAATCTCAGGTCCGTTCTGCGCGACCAGGAACGCCAACCACGCCGGCACCGCCACCCGCGACAGCGCAGCAGAAATCCCCTTAGCCGACTTATCGGCAGTCGCAGGCAGCCCCGCCAAGGTAGTGCTCACCGTTGAAAGAGATTGCGTCAACGCGGTAACACCAGCGATCGCCTTCCACGCCATAAACGCGGTCACCACATCACCAACGCTGATCCCTATCCGGTCCAGCATTTCGACCACACTCGACAGCGCATCCCACAGATCCTGCGCAGTCTCAACCGCACCCTCGAACGCATCCTTGATGTCGTCCTTGTGGGCAACGATCCACGCGTTCAAGTCATTCAACTTGTCGGTCACATTGTTGATCGACTTCGCCAACGCCCCAGGACCCTCAGTAGTGTCCAACGGGTCACCAAACAAAGCCGAAATGAAGTTCGCCCCAACACGACCCACAGCGGCGTTCATGTTCGACAAGGCACCGTCAACAGTGTCGGCCAGCTTCTTCGACATGCCACCGAACTGGCCCTCAATCGCCTGCACAAGCATGCCGAACGAAATCGTGCCGTCCTGCGACATCTTCTGAATCTCAGCGCTCGTCAGGCCGAACTCTTTCTGCAACGCCGCCTGAACATTGATGCCACGCTCATTGAGCTGCAACATCTCCTCGGACTGCAACTTGCCCTTGTTGAACACCTGGTTGAAAATCACAGCCAGGTCGCCGAACTTCTGCCCAGACGCCCCCGCAGCGTCCGCGATCGCCGTCAACGCCGCCTGCAACGGGCGCCCCTGCTTCACCCCACCAGCAAGGAACTGAGTAGCCGCCTTCGCCGCCTCATCCAACGCGATCGGAGTACCAACAACCACCTCGTTGATATCCGACATGATCGTCTTAACCTGCTCAGCGCTGTTCCCCATCGCGGCAAGACGATGCGACGTCGCATCAAGAGACTTGTACCTGTCGAAACCCTTGAACAGGGCAACACTGGCTGCTCCGATGATGCCTGTCGCGGCCGCGGTGAACGCCGTGCCCAACGCGCGGCCAGCCAACGCGCCAGCCTTCGACGCAGCACCCTCATACCCCGACAGGGCAGACGAAAACCGGCCCGCCACAGGCAACGACGAACTCAACGACGAACCAAACGACGAACCAAACCCCCGACCCGCCGACACACCATGCGACGAAAAACCGTCAACAATGCGAGAACCCGCAGCCTTCGTCGCACGATCAACCTCACGCGACAACTGCTCACCGGCGTTACGGCCCGCAGCAGCAGCTTCCTTGGTGACGTTCTCGCCGATCGCTCGGCCAGCAGCCGAACCGCCACGAGCCCCAGCCGCCTCCATCTCACGCTCAATGTTCTTCGCCGCCACCGCAGCAGCACGCTCATCAAGACGGGAAATAATGTCCACGTAGATCGGCATCAGACACTCACCTCCCGTCACCAGCCGAACAGATCGGCCTCAACCTCACGCTGCAACTCGTGCGCCTCAACCGACGCTCTCGCTTTCTCCAACCGATCAACCGGATCCTCAAAAGCGAACGGCTCATACGCCGCTTTACGGCTTCTCGATGCATGGAATGACGCCCTGAACCGGGCGATCTCGTTGTACGTTTCCGCCGCGATCAACTCCGACTCAGACCAGCGGCCCCCGCGAACAGCTCGCGCCACCGCGCCATTGACCGGCGCGAAATCCACATACAACTCCCGAACGCGTTCTTCAGCGTTGTCCACGAACCGCACCCCGAACAGGTCCAGCAACTCCAAGCTGGACAACCTGCCCTGATGCCAATCCGAAACACTCAACCCGAAGAAGCGCCGCAGATCACTCGCTATCTGCCTCGGGTACAGTCTCCAGAACCACTGAGCTTCCATCACTTTTCGAGTCGGACTCAGCTCGTTCCGCGATCGTGAAACCTTGCTCGGTCCACGCCCGCCACACATCCCTGGCACCAGCAGCACGTCCGTTGATCTGCTTCGACCGCAACACCTCGTAGGAGTCCATGCCCAGCACGACCTGAACGATCCGCACCTCACGCGGCGGCGACACACGCTTACCGTCCTTGAAATACGGCGGCCCCTTGACCGCGCCGGGACGGGTCTCCGCCGGCAGAACCATCTCGTTCCCGTCGCGGTCCTTCACGGTCTGCTCCGGGATATACAGGTCAGGCTCCCGGTCATAGGTTTCGATCTCTTCGAGATACGCCTCGTATGCTTCCAGCGCATCGTCGTCGAGCATCCGAAGGTTGGGGTGCGGGGGGATCGTCATGGTGGTGCCGTCATCGAACCGAAGGACACGATCAGCGAACGGCGAATCGAACTCGGTGGCCTGTTCACGCGCGGCGGCACCATTGTTCTCGGGTTTCTTCACAGACATCAGGGGCTTCCTTAAAAAGGGGGGGCTTCGGGGTTGAGGGGTTGGGCTGGCTTTATGTGGGTGCCTGCCGGGTGGGTGCCAGCCCCAAACCAACCCACCCGGCAGGACGACTTACCGGCTAGCTGCCGTCCGAATACTGCTCAGCCCAACCCGGGCCACCCATCCACACATAGAAGTAGCCGGGCACCAGAGCGATCGTCCCCGCCGGGTCGGGCCGCATGAAGTACTCATTCGGCAGCACCTTGTACGTCAGGTCCGCCGCGTCCGCGTCGGTCTTCGACCGCTGCTTCGACGCCTGGTCGTCCAGCTTCACCGCCGGATAACCCTCAGCGCGGTAAATGAACCCGCCGGAAGTGCGGCGCGCGTACAGCAGCAGCAGCTGGTACTCCGCCGAATCCGCGTCCAGCAGCGGACCCTCACCATAGTCAGGGGTACCCGGAAGAGCCACCAACGGATTACCGGCGTTGTCACACAACGGCAACTCCGACTCCAGCCGGTGAATCAGAGGATCAGCCGTACCGAGCGCCACGAACCGCACCGAGTACGACTTCTCCGTCACCTCAGAATCGACCGGGAACTTCGACTGCAACACCATCAGATCGTCAGAGGTGACATCCGGTTCACGCTCCGCGCCACCATCTTCGGGGTTGCATCCAATGTGCCACCAACCCTCATTCGGGGCAGTGTTGTACTCGTACTTGCCGTTCACCTTCCGGCGGATGAACAGGTCATCGCGAATCTTGCCGTCCTGCGCAAACGGCGACCACTTCACCGTCACGCAATCATCCTCGAACGGCGACATGTCCGTCGCGGCACCGCGATTGTCGCGGATGAACACCGCCTGCAGCCCGCCACGCTCGATGAACGGCTTGTGAATGTCAGTGAATCCGCCGGCGCTCCAGTCGGTGCCGGTCAATGGCTGCGTCATAGGGACGCTCCTCTCATTTGGATAAGGGACCGGATTGCGAAAATTTCCGGCGAACAAAAAAGGGACCCGGCGTTACCGCCAGGCCCCTTGTCAGGGCTGAAACTTCAATTAGATGTACTGAACACCGATCTCGTAGCGGCCCACATGCCGCACCAGGTGACCGTCGTCGTCATACTCGACGAGGACCGGTTTCATCAGCACACGCGCATAGTCGATACGCGCCACCACACCACCGCCGACCGGTATCTCCGTCAGCGGGTTAACGACGAGCTCCAGCATTCGTTGGTGCGTCAACTCGGCTTCATTCTCAGCGGCCTCATCAGACGCGGCGAACGTATGCACCGACACGACAGCCACATCGCTGCCTTCCTCGGGAACATCACGCCCATCGACGCGGCGAACCACACGATGCGGCAACGGATCACCCGACAAGCGGCGAGTAGAAACCTTCCCCAAAGGGGACAGCCACGCCACCAACACACGGTGGATACTCGGCGCTGAATCAGTCGCCATACGCGGTGCCGCCGAACTGTTTAGCTGTCTTCTGGGCAGGCGCGTACTCGTCGTTGTGCGCCGACCCGAACTCCACGAGATGCGCTTGCGGATCAGTCGCGCCGACCTTCCCGCGACCCTTGTTCGTGGACCGTTCCGTCACCTGAACAGAATCACGGTAAGCGCCGGTGCCCACGGGAGAATTGTTCTTCCACGCGGCAACAACCTCGTCCATGAACTCGTTGACGCCCTGATTCACCTCAGGCAGTTTGTCGAAATCGTCCAGCCGCACACCGAACTTCGCCAAAGGGTTTTTCCTCGTTGGACCGTTAGCCACGATTCATCACACCTTCCGAAGTTCTGCCACCAAACCCGGCGCCCAACCGTGAAAACCCATGTTCCAGTCACGAACCGCAACCACATCGAACACATCTGACCCGTACCCCACACGGTCTTTCACCTTCACCGGTGAACCGGGCGGCAAGTACAGGTCAACATCGATCGTTTCGGTTTCCACAATCGAATACGTCCCCACCACCTGCACATGCGGGGCAAGTTGGATGACCGGAACAGTCACCCCGGCGCCGAACTGGGGAACCGTGTTCCCCAATCCATCCGACGTGTCACCGACGTGCGGGTAATGCGTCACCGTGTACGGGGTGGGATACGTCATGGGTCCTGCTCGTAGATCGGCTGACCCGCCAGAGCCGCACCGCACGAACATGATCCACCGAAGTAGATCGAGCAGATCGGTGAGTGGTAATTCCCGCAGGCGACAGTGTCGATGGAGAATGCTTTCGACTCCGCACCGTTCTTGCAGATGTCCTGCAACTGGGTGATCTCACTGGGCCACAGGTTGAACCCGCCGCGCTGGCGTGTATCGAGTGTGACCCCGAATGGGCCGGCGGTTTGTGACTGCAGAGCACCGGATCCGGCTTGCGACCAGCGCATCACCGCGCCGATCAGGATCAGCTTCGCCTCCGCCAACTGGTCGTCAGTAGGGTCGGCGGCCAGGCATGGCGCGACCCGTGACGCGCGAGCATTCGCACCGTCAACCCACACTGCGGCCATCGTATTCTCGGCGATGTCGTCGGGCAGGTCTGCGGCTTTGATGATCTCAGTCACGGGTCACGCCATCCTGTTCACTTGCTGTTCTTCGCCGATGCACGTTTCGCCGGCAGCCGATAGCCACCTGCCAGACGCGCATCCTTCTTGGACTCGGCGACCAGAACGGTCTGTCCGTTGGGGGCGATCAGAGTGACCGTCTCAACTTTCTTTCCGGTCATGATCTCCCCTATCAGGATTCGTCGGCGTCGCGGACCACAGCGAACGCATCCGTCGACAGAATCCCAACGCCGTACACAACTTCAGCGCGGATAGCCAGTTCGTTCTTTCGCTGAAGGTCGCCGCTCCCATCCGGATCGCCATACTCAATGAGCGTCAGCGGAATGTTGGCCTGCACACCCCAACGGAATGCGCTGAAGTCACCGACAACAGCCTTGATGTTGGGGTTAGTGGTGCGGTACGCGCCGGTAGACGGGGTCACGGCCTCCGGGCCACCCCGGACAGTGTCCGACACGGCAGCACCGAGGCTCATAAAGCCGCTGATGTCGGTTCCGAATCCCAGCTCCGGATACAGCTTCTGCCCGGTGGTGGGGTGACGCTGCGTCGCCAGCTTGAAGGCGAAACTGTTGTCCAGTGCGAGGCCGTTGGGGGAGATGCTGTCGTCCAGAACAAGACCGACAGCGGCCTCAATGGCCTGATCGGGGAGACCCAGTGTCTCCGTTGTCAGCTCGACCACATTGGTGGTGTCGATGATCTTCGGCGGCGTGCCAGCCAGGGCCGCACCGGTGAGCGGGTTGATGCCGTGGATGCCGATCAGATCCAGAGCACGACCCAGAGCAACACCGGACAGATCCGCCATGGTCTGCAGGACGCCGAGCTGACGAGACTCGTCAGCCCACTTGACTTCCTGGGAGAACCGCTGGGTGACCTGCACCTTGCGGACCAGCGAGGTCACCGGCGCGAAAGTCGCCGTCGATTCGCTCTTCTCCGCGCTCTCACCAACGACCTCACCGCGAGGCGGGGCGGTCAGAGTCATGTACTGCTGCTCACCGAACTCCTGCGGCTCAGCATTGGAAAGGCGGGCAAGTACGGACTGGCCCTGTGCCTTCTGCCAGACTCCCGGCACCAGGTGGCGAGGGAGCTGGAAGCTGCTCGTCTTCAAAACAGCCATGGGGGTGTTCCTTTCGGGTTAGGAACCGGCCCCGCTGAAGAAGGTCCGCGCGAACGCGAGATCCTCTTCCTCTTGGGTGGTTCCGCTGTTTGTCGACGTGCCCTCCTTGGGCACATTCGGATGTTTCTTCTTGCGCTCGGCCTCGGCATTCGCCTGCTCCGCGGCGCGGTCTGCGAGCCTCTTCGCCTGGGCAGTAAGAGTCTCTTCGTCGGTTCCAGTGAGGAACAGATCAGCGTCTTCCAGTGAGATTCCGTGCGTGACCGCAATGCGGAGCCGCAACGCTTCCGCTTTGGCGGTGTCCCGCTCAGATTCAGCAGCAGTGATCCGACCGTTGGCCTTCTCGAGTTCAGAAAGGTTGGCCTGCTCGATCTCGTCGAGCTTGGCAGCCTTCGCCTTCAGGTCGTTGTAGTCCTTGAACTTTGACCGTTCGCGGTCCAAACGTTCCTTCAGCGCGGCGTTCAACTCTTCTTGCGAGGTGATTGCCTTGAACTCGTTAGCGGCGGGCGTCTCTCCGCTGTTGTTGCCGCCCTGGCCTTCCGCAGTCGTTCCTTCTGCAGTCTCAGACATTTGTTCCTCCTGGTCCGTCCGTTGACCGCCGGACGTGGGCGTAACCCGCCATGTGACGGGAAGTCTTGTGAACCTTCTAGTCGAGGTTGTCTTTGATCCATTGCCGCACGCGGGCACGATCTTCCGGCGTGGACGGCTTATCCGATGGCTTGTACGGCTCCACCGGCAACGCTTGACCACCCCACGCCGGGACAGCCTCGCAGTAGCAATGCCCATGACACGCGAACCTTGCCGACCGTTTCGTGTACACAGCGCCGCGGGAGGCGACCATGATGCAAAACTTGCACGCACCAGGCCGGGTGCGCCGCATGTATCCGCGTGCCTGCGGATCCTCCTGGGCTGATCCGGTGATCGTGTAGTTCGCCGAGTTGGCCAGACGCTTCTGGAAGCCGTCCTCCAACCGAGACTTGACGGAAAGCACATCAGGTTCGGGCAGTTTCAACGGTTCCGCCGCCCACCCGGCCAGCGCGTGGGCCCCAAGATCCTCGATGGGTTCAACGATCGCGGAGAACCGGCCGGCCACCTCAGCGCTTTCACGCAGCTCGTCGTACCAGTCCGCCGCCGCCGCCATAGCGGCTTCGCTCCACGTCTCCAACACATCGGGAAACACCCCAAACAAGGCGGCTTCCAACTCTGCTGGGCTCAACGACCAAAGATCATCCAGATCATCGAGAGCCAGTACCGTCAACCCTTGCAGGACGTTACTGAGCCGTGGCGCCATTGTTCGACCGGTCAATCAGAGCTTGCAGCGTGCCGCGACCCTGAACGCGGCGTTTGTCGGCCATGGCCCGCCGCGCCTGCTGGGGTGTCAAACCGATCAGTTCCAAACCGACCTCGGTCTCCGCAAGCCACGGCACCGCCGCCAACTGCTTCATCCCCGCATCAGCCTGCGCCGACTTCGACAGATACCGCGGATCCCGCCACTTCGCATCGATCGACTTCCACTCATCGGGGATCTCGTCGATCGCAACCTTGTTTTTCATCGCCAAAGCACGAATGAACGCCTTCCGCAGCGCCGGCGTGAAATCATCCACCGCGCCTTCAGCCTCAGCGATCAGCTCGTACTGCGAAGCGTCATACGACTCAGCCGACGTCGGATTCGACAACCCAGAAATCGCCACCGCCGTATCCGGAAGCGACGCCTCACGGGCGAACAGTTTCGCCAACCCATTGATGTCAGACCAATGCGCATCCGGGCTCGCGGCGGGGAACTGCTTCACATCCGCACGGGCAAGCTGCGGAATATCCGCATCAGCATCATCCGGGAGACCCTTGATCCGGCCCAGGCGGGCTTCCCACACCGACTTTATCGTTCCGTCAGCGTTTTTCAGCGCCGACTCATCAGCGCCAAGCAGCCAAAACTCCGGATAAGAGAACACATCCATGTGGCCTTCGCGGCGGGCCAGTTCACGCACCCCCGCGTCCTGCAACCCCATCATGGGTTTAGTGATCCGCGACTGCCCAAACGGACGCTTCGGCGCAGGCTTGTACGGAAACACCTGCGCCGGCACACCGTAAACATGCTCATCACGATCGACCTGCCACTTCAACGTGGCCTTGTCCCGCTGCGCGGTGACCGTCTCATTGTCCAAATACAGGGCCAGGGACAGCACCTTGCCCTCTTTGTCCTTGTCGATGATCGACAACAAGTTGTTCAAACCGCGACGCCGCCGATTCCACTCACCGGTAGCCTCGGAGGCGTCCTTGACATGGATCAACGCCTCCGGCTCGTCGTCCTCACCAACAGTGTTAATCAGGAACGCCGGACCGTGCTGCATCGCAGCCACAATCGCACTGTCAATCTCCGACAACAGATGGTTGTCATCCACAACCTCGGTGCCACCAAGACTGTCCAGGTCACCGTCCGGCCACACGAACCCTTCCAGGTTGCAGCGACGGGCCAAAGCATCAACAGCCTTACCCGTCCACCCCAGCACCAGACCAAGGTTGAAGTACTGCGGAGGAATCAACGTCCCCACATACTGGATCGTGCGTTTGTTCTCGTAATACGACGTGCGCAGCAGATTCTTCCACCGCAAGTTCTCAATCTGCGCGAGAAGACCATTGATCAGGGCGTTTTCGTCGTTCGACAAACTGGGGATACGAACCGTCTGCTGCTGAATCACGCCAGCACCCCATTCGAATGCCGCTTACGCCGATGCGTTGCGCGACTGTTCCCAGACGGGCGGCGAGCGGTCATCGCCGCATACACCGCACCCGACATGGAGATAGCCGGACCGATATCGAACGACTCGGAACGTGGCACAAGCATCCAACCTCCCGAAGTACGATCCTGACGGCGCGACCCCCGCACAGCCAGTTCAAGATCCTGCTGCCCGTCGTGCGACAAACGTCCCTGTTCAACCAAACTCAGCCACAACGCGTTCCCCGCACCAGCCTCATTCTGCGTATAGGCAGACGCATTGAAGTACAGCTTCTTGAGCTTCTCCCCCAAAGCTTTCGCCGCACCGGTCGAATCATGCTTGATAGGTGTCCGTTTAGTGGCGTGGCGAGACATGAAATTCATCGCCTCCACCTCCGACTGTGTCCCAAGAGCAATTTCTACGTGCGCGGACTCTCCCTCGCGCCAACAAGCAGTGATCCAATACCAGCCAGAACGTGTGGCGTTGATCCCGTACGCCGCCACATCTTCCGGATCCACATCAACATCCGCCGCCAGGTTGTTCCACTGGTCCCGAGGAACAACCGCCAGAGTCTCGTTCGTCTTATCCCAGATGCCGAACACCTCACGACGAACATCCTCCGGAGACATGTTCTCCACCAGACGCTCAATCGCCGACTTTCCGACACGGAACCCGAACGACGGATTGACCTCCGCGAGCTTCTCCCAGAACCGCGGCGCATCAATGTCCGCCACCACATCTTTGGGATTCTCCGGGGAGAACTCCACATAGATGCCCTTGAACGGACGCTTCTTCTTCGGTTCCAAAGCCTTATCCCGCCGGCGTTTGAACGCGTCATGCACACCCAACGCGACTTCCTGCGGGCGCGGCGGCGTTCCCATAAAGAACGCCAAGCCAATCTCAGACACGTTCATCGCGGCGAGCATGTCCGTCAACGCCGAATCCTTCAGGTTCTGACACTCGTCGTACACCTGAATATCGACCTCGGAGAAACCGCGACCAAACCCCGCCGACCGGGCACCGAACAAGATCCGCGACCCGTTCGCGAAATGCACACCCCGGTTGTCATCGGTCTGCACCACCGGGTGCTGGGCACGCATCTTCGGCCGAATTTCCGGACGCTCTACGATTCCCGCAATCTTGTCTAGCGTCTGAGATGACGTCCGATCATGATGCGACGACCAAACAGCCAGAGTCCCCGGACGCGACAAACAAATCGCGACCAGCCCGACCATGACACCCCACGTTTTGCCGGCCTGCCGCGCAATGCTCAGGGTCACACCCATCACATCGCACGCCAGCGTGCCGTCCTCACGCAAACCCAGGGCCGCGTACCAAATGTCTTCCTGCCACCGATCGAGCACAATCCCCATACCGGGCAGCTCAGGCGCGATCAGTTCGTTGTAGCGCGTGAAAGCTATGTCATCGGGGATGAAACACTGGCGGGCAATGTCGACAAGCGGCGCAGGGTTAACCCGACTTCCGGAAGCGATCGGCATCGAAAGCCACAACCTTGCCGGACTCCGTCGGAGCCGACTCCGAATCCATCGTCACCGCCCGCAACCGAACAATCTCAGCCTTAGCCTTCTCGATCGCAGGGTTCAACTGCGAACGAAGTTTCGGCTCTTCCTCAAACGCCTCAGCCAACAGACGGTAACGAATCTCCGCCTCCGCCAACTCATCGTTGGCGTCCATCGCCTCATTCAACGTGCTGTACTCAGCCATCGGTTATCCTCTCGGACCCGCCGGTTGACCGCCCGGCGTCGGCGTAACGCGCCAAAACGACGCAAGATCAGATAAAACGTGGATTCACATACGACGGACGAACCTCAGCCACCGGACGAACACCAGACGACTTCGCACGATTACACTGCCGACACACACCCTGACAGTTGTCCAACGCGTCAGCCTCTTCCTCAGACCAACCCATCCGAAGCGCCTCATCAGTACTGACGATGTGGTCAACCTCGAACGAACGCGGATGCGGCGTCCGAGCCTCATAATCGATGAACCCACTCAGCGCCTGGCAATCCGCGGTGATCTGCAACGCGCACGGAGCGTCCCCGTCACGCCGGCGAACCTCAGCCCGCCTCCGATCCCGGATCGTTGTGGAAGCGAACGGCATACCGCTTGCCTACTGCTTTACCTGCTCAACCGCCTCGTCGCAAACAAAGTGTGTCCAGGAGGCTGCATTGAATCCTCCTGCAGTCGTTCCGTCTTCGTTATATATGGTGAGGTGGCCCGAATCGGAGTATGCCTTTGTTGCATCCTCGTACAGCCACATTTCGCCATCTCGGTCGTATACCTTGACTGTCATTCTTTTTTCCTTTTCTGACAGGCGGCCCGTTGGAGGTGGTTGCCGTACCTTTGGCTCAATCGATCGCCATCGCCCCTACCCCTAGGTGACAAACACACACCCGCCT